TATTAATGGTACTACGTTTTTAGAACCAGCTAAGTCTAAAATAAAATTAGCCATCGGTATCAATAAAAAGTTTGATAGCATAGCTACACCACATGTCCAGCCTATGAAAGGTCTCCAACCAGCTACAAATAAAGATCTATGCGCAGCTTCTGTTTTGTTTATTTCCATTTGACCTTTAGCTAACTTAACAGCGTGTTTTTCTGCCATCGTAGCTATTTCATGAGCTAAAGCATTCTTTTGATCTTTATCCTCAATAAACTTATCAAGCAGTTTAGTAGCTGGACCTATGAGCGATTTTATTATTGTCATACAGTCACCAAAATATTCTGCCCTGTCGCTTTAGGAGTAGTGTAGCTCAAGACACCGTTCTTAAAAGTATAAACTTTAGCATCGTAAAACGTGGTGATAATTTCCTGTTTTGCGTTGGTTTCCCTACCCTGCATCCGCTCAGTATCAATTTTTTGTATTTGATGTTTAGGCACTGGCTGTACCGCATTTACACTATTGGGGAAAGGTGGCACATCACTCATCTTCTTTCTTCCTCACAGGATCTCTAAAAATATATTTACCTTTACCGGCTTCACTAGAGGGTATAAGTCTAACTTCACAGTAACCGTCAAACTTATTTGTTTTACTACGTAACCAATTATGGGTGTGAACACTTTGATGCACTAACGCATCACGATATTCAAGGCAGCTGGTTAATTCTTGGAAGTATAGCTCTGTACCAGTAGCTACTCCTCCTGGAGTTAGCAACACTAATACAAATATCATCAGCGTCATAATCTACGTTTCTTCTTGAGTGCTTGAGTTCTTTCTGCTTGAGGTGCAACAAGCTCCCATGTCAACACATCTACATCCACTTGATGAGCTGTGCCTAACACTCTTGGCATACTGTTTCTAACGTAGATCATTGCTCCGTAGCCACACTGTTGATGGTTAAACCTGAGCCAGTCCATCGCGACTTGATGACGTTTTGCCGGAGGGTTTACAAGTTTTAGTTTATTCCACTCTCTCAGGTCACAAAACCGATCAGGATTTTCAGGATCGTAATCTAACCTTACTGCTTCTGTAGCATTATCTGAATCAATTGAGCCAACTTCTCGTCCGTTGACTTCAACGTCTCCTGCTGTTGACTCAGACTGTCCACCACTGCTTTGATCTGTGTCTGGTTGACTGCCGACAGTTGACCGTTGGCCACCGCTTTCTCCGCTGTCTCCTTTACCACTTGCTCAATTCTAGCCACCTCCGAACTGGTAGCTTGTGCCTGTGCTTGCATAGAACCCCACGCTATCGCCCCAGATAAGGCTGCTGCTCCGATAGGTAATGCCCATGTTGGGACTTTTATTGAGTTACCATCACTCATATTACGCTCCTAAAAACTGGGGAACCAGTAAGCTCCCGATAATTAAAATTATTACTCCCCAGAGCATGCGCTCTATGCGGTCAAATCGCCTTGAACCGTCGGCTAGTCTTTCCTCGATTCTTTCGTATCGAAGTGCACACTCTCGTTCATGAGTGTTGATTTCTTGTAACGCCTCGTCTGCTTTGTCCACTATTAAGCTTTGTCTTTTGCTTTACCAATAGTTAACGACATGTACTCTATAACTGGGTATATGTATTTACCCATAAAGGCATCGTCTTTAGGTGTTGGCGTAGCAGCCGTTACTGCACTCGCTATAGTGACAATCGTAGTAACAAGCGTCCAAATTTCCATGAGATCCATCTTGCTCTCCTTCTACCATATCCAGGTCAACACCAAATAAGGCATGACTACCAGAACAGCTAATACTATTCCGACAATCAGTGAGTTGCCTCATCTTCCCAAGGCTTACCTTCGGAGGTCTCAACCACTTCATCATCTTGTCTCGATGCAACCTCTTCCAATGCAGCGTTGACTTTGGAGCTGTAGTCTTTCAACAACACTTGCGCTTCGGATAACTGTTCTTGCAGATTAGGGATAAGATTCTGTAACTGACTGAGCCTTTGCATGTTTCGCTGGGTCTGAAAACTCAACTGTGACATCGGGATCTTTTTATCGTTGAATACAACGGTAGCTTCTTTCTGTTCTTCTGACATTATGCACTCCAAGGTAAACCATCTGATTGTGCAGCCTTCCGATCAATTTGGGCTTGAACTTTCGCTGTTCTTTCAGATTCTATTCTAGCTTTATACTCGTCGGCTGTCTCATCGCCTTCTTTGTTAGCTTCGTAAATCCAACCAAGCACATCGCTTTCTTTGAGATCCTTATATGCTATGAATCCACTGCCTGACGCATCGTATTCAAAACGGTTCTTACCACCTTCGGTAGCTGTTTCTTTTCCTTCGCCATCGCTGGCCGCTACGAGTGACCAGACAGCGAGTATCACCCCACCATCTGCGTCAACGTGCGTCATGTTACTGACGTTCCAAGTTGTTGTTATTGCCATTACCACGGCACTCCTTTATCTTCTATTGGATTCTTTTGTTGATCTATCTGATTTTCAACCGATTTTTCAAAGGCTGCAACCTCATCGTCACCTAGCGCACTTTTAGCCCAACCTACCGCTTGCTCTTCTGTGATGTCAGCATAAGGCGTAAAAGAATCTCCCGGCGCAGCCAAGCTGACAGTGCCGTAACAACGTCCTGAGTAGGTATTCTCTCCGTCTACCTCGGAATCGGTTGCTTGCCAGTGAACGGTCTTAACGACATTGTCTTTGTCGCCATCTTTTAATTGTCGGCTTAGCTGGACCGCTTGCCATGTGACTGCCATTTTATTTCTCCTTATTCGGATTCTAAGGCAGCTATTCGCGCCTCAAGTTCTTGGATTGTTGCCACCAAAAGTGGTACAAGTTTTGATTGATCAATGCCTTGGTAATCTGGGTTACCGTCTGCATCTACTGCATCTTTAGTACCTGTGACTGCCTCTGGTACAACAGCTTGTACTTCATGTGCTAAGAAACCATCTACGGTGGTGTCTGCATCTTCAATAAAGTTAAACCGTGAAGGGTTAAGTTGCTTGAGGCGGTCTGTAGCGCCTGACAAGGCTACTACATTTTCTTTCATCCTGTAATCCGATGAAGTGGCATATGTAGTAGTAGTGGCAGTGTATTGTATAAATCCAGCATTAGCACCAGAGATGTTCTGAAATATCGCAGCATTGGTGGTCCCACTCTGGTCGGGTTGGCACATAAAAGCATTGGATGTAACAGACAAAGGTACTTTAACGAAAATCTTAGCGGTAGCGCTAGCAGAGCCACTGGCATTTGTATTATTTATGCACAGATCTCCTGCTGTAGTAATTCGCGCTGTTTCAGTAGCGTTGGTGCCAAAACGGAGTGGCCCGTTTTCTGTATTTTGAACAGTAGCCGCTAAAGCTCCACCCGCAATACTTGCGCCCGATCCATTTCCGACTAATTGAAGTCCGTTTGAGGATGAAGTGTTAGTTTTTATGTTAACAACACCTACACCTCCCGCTCCTCCTACATTTGCTTGGAAATTAGCAAGCGTTGTATTTGCAGACGCTACCTCTAACAATCCCGTATTAGCAGTGCCTGATAGGTGAAGGTCTTTGAAACGTTTACTACTAGATCCAATATCCATCAGGCCATCTGTGGCAGCATTAGATGTCATGTTGAATGGCCTAAAGTGTTCTGTGCCATTTATAAATTGGATACCAGCATCGTCGTTACCGATAGCCATGTCGCCACCTTCTGTGGCTATACTACCTACGGTAGAACCGTCTTTTCTAATTAGAACAACATCACCATCTGAGGATTGGCGATTGAAGATCGCTATCTCGCCTCCTGCTCTACCAGCGGTGATCAAACCGCTTCCAAACATACAGCCTTCGTTACCGCCGCTGCTTGCTGATTGAGGGTTGATAGTATTTGTACCAACTAAAACGACATCACTCCCACCATCAACGATCAACATATTAGCGTTGCCGTTTGACTCCACTCTGAAGTCTAGGTCAATAGAATCGTTGTTAAAAATTATTTCGGAGGGTGCAGTCACCATCATGGAGTTTTGTGTACCAGCCCTCTGGGTGTACAACTCAAAACGACCATCTTCTGTGCCGTCTGAAGCATCTAGTATTCGCCCTGCTATACCAGCATAAGTTACCGCTTGACCGGCATCATTACGCCCATCAAATTTAATCTCACCAATGTAATCATTATCTGCTGGGCTAGCTGAGTTTCTATTCAAATTAAGAATAGGGCCAGCACTAGCATCTGCATCAGAAGTTCTTAGGGTCAGATTATCTCCGTTATCAGACCTATCAAGGATTACACCACCACTAGTATCTATTGATAGTAATTGAACCTCATTTCCTGAGTCAGCTCTATCAAGGTTGAGATTGTTATTAGATGAGTCAATCCGGAAACCGTAGTGAATTGTGCTATCTGAAGGCTGTACACTTAGCGCAACTTCCCCTACAGTGTTGCTTCTTGCTCGTGTTGCTTGCACATCTCCTGTTGTAAGAATACTTAAAAAATCATTAGTGCCGAAAGCAGAGTTTTGACTTATTTTAAATGAGTCGCTGTCGCTGTCATCGATACCTATGGAAAAGTGAGTCGTGTTATTAGCAAGAAAGTTAATATATGGGTCTGCGCTGCTTTCACCTTCAATGACAACCCTTGCGTTACCCGCACCTGTGCCAAAAACATTTAACACGCCACCTAAATCTGTAGATGTTCCGATGTTTACATGGTTATTACCAGAATCAACAAACAGCATATGAGTGTTTGAGTCACTTTCTACGCGAAAATCAAGATTTACTACGCTTCCCTCATTAAAAACTGTGCCGGTGCTACCGATAAAATCAACAAAACTTTGCGATGACGCAGAACTCATTAGGTTGATCTGTAACTGGCCGTCCTCTGATCCATCACTAGCGTCCGAAATGAACCCAGCTATTTGGGCAAAAGTTATGTTTTGATTAGCATCGTTGTACGCCAGAACGTCTATCTTCCCGATAGCGTCACCGTCAGCAGCAGAACTAGTGCTTTGTCGGTACAGAACAAGAATAGGGCCAGCGTTTGCATCCGTGTCAGTAGATGCAAGGAGTAAATTAGTACTATTATCAGTAGTTTCTATATTTACAACACCACCGTAATCCGTTGCAGTTCCTATGTTGACATGATCGTTCCCACCGTCGACGAACAACATATGTTGGTTCCCGTTGCTTTCTACACGGAAGTCAACATCAGCCGAATCTTCATTGAAAACCGCACCGCCGTCTTGAGTTAAAGCACCGTCTATGTCTACAACGTCGAGATTGGTTGTGCCGTCTACGTCTAAATCCCCTGACACAAAGAATGATGGAACAGAAAGATCGGTAAACGCATCAACCATCGCACCGCCAGACCCAGCACCATCACTATAGATTGCTTTAGTCTGGCCGTTAGCGATTGTGACCGTGGCCCCAGAACCTTGTTTGATAATGATATTCTGAGAGCCACTGGTTGCGTTCTCAATGAACCAAAGCTTAGAGACCGTGTTAGGGCCAATAGTGATTGTACAAGCAGAATCTAATGTGCCTGTGTATTTAAGGAATATTGATCGTCCAGGATCAGTAGCACCGTCAGCTATTGTAGTGGTATGAGTGTCAGCATTAGTAGTAATAGCCTCTGTACCAAAACTAAAAGCTTCAGCGATGAGCTCAAGGTTTGTATTGGTTATTGTTCCCCAAGTACCACTAGCGTCTCCTGTGGCTAACTCATTGAGACGTAAGTCATTAACATATGTACTAGCCATACTTTAATCCTCTGTTCTTATTAAGATTATAATACTTTTTATTTGTATAGTTAAGCGACATCTTCCCAACCAGGATCTTGACTGTCACTTACTGCGGTCCAGCTTGGAGTTTGACTATCATCTATCGCGGACCAGCTTGGGTCTTGGCTATCATCAACCAGACCCCAGACTAAAACTGTTGGTGTGCCTGTAGTTCCCGATACGCCATCTAAAGTAACACTCGCTTTAGAAACTATGCTTACTGAACCCAGAGCACTTGTGCCTTCTTGTCCTGTTACCTGTAGGGTAATTCCTAGAGCAATACTAACAGAACCTAAAGAACTTGTGCCCGCAACACCTGTGGGTGAAACATTTGCTTTTCCGGTTACTGTCGGCGATCCGACAGAGCCTGTAGCTGCGACACCGGAAGGACTGACATTAGCTTTTGCTACAGTAGTAGTGGTACCTAAAGCACTTGTGCCCGCCACGCCAGAAAGCGTAGCTACTGCATTATGGTGTACCGTTACTGAACCGACACTAGCGGTGGCAGCTTGACCATCCACAGAGACATTAGCCTCTCCGTCCACATCTACCGAAACAGAACCAACTGTTCCTACAGCACCAGCGATAGATGCTATAGCTTGAGCATTTACACCAGCTACTGGTGCTCCTGTAGTTCCTACTAAAGTAGTCGGAGTTACATTAGCTTTTCCTGTAGGGGCAGTAGATCCTACTGCACCTGTACCAGACTGACCTGAAAGACTTACACTGGCTTTAGCGACTATCGTAACAGACCCGACTGAGCCTGTACTAGATAAACCTGAGAGGGTTACATTGGCTTCTGCATCCGGTGTTGGAGAACCTACTGCACCAGTGGCAGAAACACCAGTAAGAGTAACGGAAACAGCGTCAGAGGACCAACCTCCGGAACCCCAAGTTCCGCGACCCCAACCCGTAGACATGTCTTATTTAAGCTATTCTGATAATAGCTGTGCTGGCTGCAGCTGCTGGAAAAACTATAGTAAAATCTCCTGCGGTGGATGTTTTATCTCCACCAAAATCTATAGTTGCTACAGAGGCGTTAGAATCTGTGCTATTATAAATCATGCATCCTCTGGCTGTGACTGTAGCTGTGCCAAAAGTCAAGTCAGCAAAGTCTGTAAATCCAGTAGTTCCACTGCTAGTGGGGTCTACTCTAGTCAGGTTATTACCTCCTGAAGTGTAGTTTGTACCACTCGCTTGGTTAGTGGTGGTGAAAGCTGTTGTCGCTGCACCTAACGTGGCCGAGCTTGTGTACAGAGCTAATTTAAAAGTGTCTCCACCAGAGTTTTTAAAATTATGAACTGCCTCTAAAAGCTCTTTTTTAAAACTGGTTGTTAATGTTGATGTAATCGCCATTACTATAACTCCGATAAAATTTTCGCTAAATCTTCGTGTCCCTGTTGAGACAGTTTGTTTCGCATCGTGCACTTCTCACTACTGATGCTTTCTTGAATATAGTACAATATTGTGTTGTAAATAGCTAGTCGATACTCTTCTGCTTGTTGCCTAACATGTCCTTCCGCAAACTCTGAGATGCCGCATATTCTTTCTGTGGCTCGCTCAGCCCAATATTCGGGAGGGTGTCCTCTAAAGTTTTGAGTATTGACTAAAACGCTGCCGATACTGCTAACTGTGTCTATCTCGATCATCAGTATCTTTTTGCTTCGGGCGGTGTATCTAATATAGGTATAACTTTGGCATTCTTTCTGTTTTCTTCTTCTATAGAATGAACATACTCTTTATGCCCTGTTTTATAAAAGTCTCCAGTATCTGGATCAAATAATATTACAGGAGGGTTGTCGAGTCTGTGATAACCATATATTTTTTCCTGTATGGGTAAATCTGTGTCTAGTAAACCAGACCTAGGAGCGACACTCACTACTATGCCTGCAGAAATACATTTAGAAAGCCAGAACTCTACACAAGCTCTACCTGCTTCTGCAAAGTGAAGATTACCTTTGTAGGTAAAATCAACACCAAACATATTAATTCTACCCACACGATTGTACATAGCGAACGCCACAGCAAAAGCCACTGTGTTATTTAAGTAAGAACTTCCTGTCTCTTTCACAACATCTAGCAAAGGAAACTCAACTAGGTTATCACACCTATCATCTAACTCACAGGTATATATTGGTCCTGGGTGTTCTTTTAAAACTTTCTTCATCAGGTGAGTCTGTGACCCCGCATCGTCTGTGTCTAAAAACCGACTAGCCGGATCTAGCATAAAAGTTTTATCAACCTGTCTAGCGATACCGGCCATAGCGTTTATAGCCCAGACTTCATCAAACTCGTGTCCGTGGGATACTGATAAATGATAATCTAACTGACTCTCACCCATAGCGACGATAGCGATATTCGCACCGTCAAGATTAGATTGTTTCATGCTTGAGGGGTTCTCCTTACTTGGTCGTATCTATATTGGTCTCGGGTAGATTTACCTTCCCCGAGGTTCTTCATCAAAGCTAATGCTTCTTGAAACCTTTGCTCATAGATTGGTGTTGTCTCATAATTTTTCAAATACATCATGGCTTCTACGAGTGCTCCATACAGTAAAGCGTTGGGTGCGTTTGTAGATAACCATGTTGATCCTGAGTCACCTGCTGAAGTAAGAGATGATGGTCTGTAGAAATAATGTAACTCAAATACTAGGTTAGCGTTCGGTGCTGGTGCTAACTGAAAAGTGTTACTATCAAACTCAGAATAATATTTAGGTAAGCCTGTGGTGGCCTCTGCGGGTGTAAAATCCCGAATAAAACTTGGGTGTTTTAATAATAAATAGTTGTAATTAGAACTAGAATCTATGACAGCTAAACTAAAAGAAGAAAGATAGTCAGTGGGTGTTCCTAAAAAAGAGGAGCCCGATGTCGCTGTTCCTTTTACGTTTTTAATAAAATCATCCAGCTGAACAGCTTTCAGTATTCTCTCTTCTGATGTTTTAATAAAATCATCTAAATGAGAAACAAAAGTTGTCTCAGTAGACTCAGCATAGTCTTGTAAAGAAGATTTTAAGCTGGATAATGTATAGGTCATTTAATTATCCGGTAGTTACAGTGACTGTGCCTACGCTTCCTGTAAGTTGGTCCATGAAAAAACTAGAACCAATCGTGTCATTATGTGTTACATTCATAGAAAGCCCAGTAACACCGTTTGAGTCTTTTGTGTTTTCAGACCTAACTATACCGTATCCAGTAGTGGGAGGTAACTCCGTAGGTCTGGGTTGGTAAAGTGCCTCGGGGTCTGGTCTAACATTCTGTGGCTCAAGTTGCGGGTGTTTAGTTTCATAACACTCATAACAAACCTTGAGTCCGTTCCACTGCATTTTTAGATCTAAATACTTATAGACAAAACCACAACGGTCACACTGAGCTCTAGAATATTTACCTACAGCATATGCCACTAAAGATAAGTCCTTCTTGGAACTAGGTGTAGTGAAGCACGATTTCTATCTTCATCCGCAGCTAATTTAAAATCCTGTTCGTACTGGGCCTTTAAAATTCCAGCTTTTTCCGGATTCCTCTTCAAAGCGATATAGTATGCTAGCCCACTAGCCATACAGGGCATAAATCTTGACGGCACCTCTGGGTCTTGAGCCGAGGCTGTTACATCATCAATACGCTGTATAGTGTTTGCTACAAAACGATATGTGTTCACAGAGTCCGGCGTTGGCCAGATATTAAGAACAGGTGTAGTTTGTCTATCAAGAAAATACTGGTTAGGTCTACCAGTGGCAGACTTATCGGGTATGTTCAGATACTCAGACCTACCGATCCGGGTTAGCTGTAGATCTGTAGTGTTAGAAGAAGAATCTATCTGACGGATAACAGCGGAGACTATGTCTACATCAAAAGAATTTAACGTGTAACTGTTAGTACCGGCAGATAAATTAGTTGTAACCTGCTCAATGGTCCACAAGTTAACACCACGATTAGCCCAGTCTGCAAACATTATGTTTAGAGACCTTCTTGCAGTCTCCGCATCGTAACCAGTTCTAAGTTCTAAACCAGCCAGCTCATACGCTTCTTCAATAGTGTCAGCGATAGTGAGCTGGAAAGTTTTAGTGCCTGAAGTCGACATCAGGCATATGTCTTAGTGCAGTGTAGAACTATTAGATACGTGTCTCCGTTACTAGCCCCCACAGTAGTTAGAGCTATATCTCCTGTCTTACCACTACCAGAAGTGTTTTGAAGACCCCCGAAGTCGCTGAAGTCTAAAATACCATCAGCGTTTGGGTTTAGCTCTATACACAAGGTGTTGCTAGTAGCGTCCCACTCTAGTAAGACAGAGGAAAAATCCATTATACTGTAATAAACTTTAGCTAACTTAACACCAGTGCAAGCTGCCCCATCGGATGCTCTTGCTGCGAGTGCGCTTACGTCTATCTTAGTAACAGCGGATTCTCCTGTACCGTCGCTCACGTTTGTGAGTTGCACTATGAGATCTTTATCTCCGTCTAGGATTTCTGTAGATGTGACTGCATCAGCCATGATTCACTCCTTTAGGATGCTGCGTCAAACCCTGTAATTTCAATCAAGAAACGTCCAGCGGTGTAAGCAGCGTCTCCAGTACCTTGGCTTACGAGATACAAAAACTGATCAGCAGCTATATCACCGCCAGCGACCATCGTACCGGCAGAAGCTGCTCCAGCGTTGATGATTTGAGTTTCTGTTAGTGCTGTGATAGCTGTGTCGTTTACACCTGTACCTTCTGTAGCAGAGAATAAGTCGATGTCTGTGCTTCCACCAGCGGGAGTCTCTAGACAAGTCATGGTTACTCCGAAGACTGTGCCTTGGTTAGCTGTTGTTACTTGACCGATAAACGCAACACCAGAGCCATCTTTACCGATAATATCACCAGCGGTGCCGCCATCTTTCAACCCAGTTAAGTCGATCATGATAGTTGTTTTAACGATATTGACGTTAGTGTCAGTATCGCTCTTCAGTCTGTTTACTTGCGTAACATAAACTGCTGCAGTACCTTCAATACCAGCACTAGCTGTAGCTTCTACAGCCATTTTAGTACCACTGGTTACAGTTATAGCACCAGTAGTTGCGTTTTCCGATATTGTTTCAAAACCATTTTTGGAGCGGACTGGACCGCTGAATGTTGAGTTTGCCATTTTTCCTCCTCAGGAAAGCTCTATAGTCTTGGCATTGTCTGCTAGGTCAGTCTATAAAGCAAGTTGTTAGCCTAGAAAATTATTCTATAGTAGCGATATGCAAAAAGAAAGGGATCCTAAGATCCCTTTCTAACGATTATGTTAAATCGTTTTTATGCACCAGGAGAACCAAAAATGGCACGCCAATCACTGAAGCCGAAAGAGTATCTTTCTCTCGCCTTGTATCGAACGTTACCAGTTTCAAAGTCCCCTTCCATACCTGTGGACATTGGTGATCTCTCAAAATGCTTGAGACCGTTAGGTGCGTCAGTCTTAATAAAGAACGCATCCGTGTCCGTTAGGTAATGGTTTACGACATAGCCTTCCGGCAGCATGCCCATGTTTCTCATGGCATTGATGTCGTTATCTGACGTAGCCACTCGACCAGGAGAGTTTAATATCCTGTCTGCTACAAATTGTAGCTGTGGTGGAATAATCAGCTTTCTAGCTTGCACATTTACTTTGATTCCTCTTTCGTCCTGAAACGCAGAGATATCTATCAAAGCATTCTCTAACGAAGTTTCGTTCAAGTCTGCAGCTGTGCTAGGCTCATTCCTTTGATCACCCGCAGTAAGCGTAGGGTGGTCAGTAGTCATGAGAGGCTTACCGTCACCTCCTGGGAAGGAGGTTGAGAAGCCGTTATTTAACACGTTAGCAGCTTTTACCTGCTTCGTACTTGCCATAGAACGTGCTAGTGCTCTCGTGTAACGAGAAGAGAGTGTATCGTAGAGATTATCTTCGATAGCTTCTTCCGTTAGTGAGAAAGCCAGAGCAACAGTTTCATGGGTATAACGAGAAGTGAAGGTTTCTTGTGCTGTGTCATAAGTCACTGCTGCACCTTCCCCTTTAGTAGGAGCTTGCGCAAAACCTGACAACATCACCTCTTCTTCAAAAGCACGGTCTGAAGTTTCCGTATCGAAAATTTCAGCGTGCTCGTTCTCGTAACGATTATACTCGAGACCGAAAAGTGCGTTCAGTCCTGGCTCGAGTTCTTTTACAAGTTGAGCTCTATTTATAGCCACTTTTTAATCCCCTTAATCGTTACCGAACGTAGAAGCTGGGAATACAAAGTACCCTCGAGCGAACTCAGCGTTAGCTGTATTGTTGGGTCGACCAACGTATGCAACTAATTTTGCTATGCCGCTATTGGTAGTTGTAGTAACACCTTCTTTAGAACGGTTGTTGTTAGTATCCCCTGCAGTCGTAGAGATAGTGTGTACTTTACCAACATCTGCTTGAGTAGGAGTTCCAGTAAACTGGGCCTCGTACACAATGTTGGGGTCTGTATACACATACGCTTTGATATCTGCAGAGCCCAGAGTTGTGGTCCCAGAAACAAACCTACGGGTGAAAATAACTTCACCTGTGGTGTCTTGGTATTCACAACCACCAAACACACCTAACGGAGCATCAGTCGCTCCCCCTTGAAGAACATATCCGCTTGTCAGCTTAACGACGTCACCTGAAAAGATATCGCCAGTAGCACCACTTTGGATAGGAAACTCAGAGGGGCGAATAGTACCGCCAGAATTATGATATGCTGGTGTAAACCCATTAGGGTCATTTACATTAGCCATACTTCATTCCTTAAAGCCAATATTAATATTAACGATTCTTACAAATCGCTTCCTTTGCCAAACGTGACTCGAGAACTTCTATCAACAAAAGGATTATTGAGAGGCATCCTCTTATCACTTTCTCGCATAAGATTATTATCTACCGCTTCCATCTGTTGTTGAGCCATATCATGGTAGTAGGCTCTTCTTTCTTCAACAGTTTCAATCGGCATCCTAGCGAGGATGAGCCCACCTACACCAATGACCCCAGCGTGCTTACCATCTTCTACTGTCGGGGCTTCAAAGTCAGGGTATTCTTCTGCTCTCACAGGTTCCCACCCTTCACGAATACGTTTTGACATATTCGCCTTATCATCCTGACCGACCATAGATTCTCGTAACCATCTGTGGACAAAACCTGGAGGTGGCTCCGGAGCGTCTAACATAGACGGTGGTCGCCATGGTTTTGGGCGAGTTGCTTTAACTCGGCTGTCAGCAGACCGTGGAGTGCGATCTGATTTGGTAACTTTATCTACCATTTTTATCTCCTATCTTTTAACGTACTTAGCGTATTCTTCAAGTGGGACACCTAGTTTCTTAGCTATCGCAACTTCACTGGGTCTCAACTTGATACTGCGTCCCTTAGAAGTTCTACCTCTAGCTCCTCGGCTAGAGTTAGCGACATTCTCCTGGACGTTTGTTACTGGTGAGCTCTCGAACTTATGTGGGAAAGCCTCAGCCAATCTTTTTTCAACCTCTTTATAATAAGCATCTGATCTAGGATCAAACCCTTCATGCTCAACTAATTGCCTATGAAACGCAAAAGCACTCGTAGTCATAGCCAAATCTTTACCGAACCACTCATTTTTCGCAGCCCACTCCTGAGCCTTTGTGTCTGCTGGTGGTGGCGGTTGCTGCGGCAGAGGTTGTTGTTGCACAGGTTGTTGGGCTACTGGCTGTTCTTGAACTTGAGCTTCAGGTTTAACCCTGTTCAAACTCTCAAGCTCTACAGCTAAAGTAGCTACATCTTTTTGTGCAGCTAGCATCTCGTCTGCCTCTCCGAGATCATGTGCTTTTCTATAGCGGTCTTCTGCTGCTGAGAGTTGACTTTGAACTCTTGCAGAATATTCATCGTATAGGTTTTGATCTTTTTGAGATAATGAGTTCTGCGCAGTGTTCAACTGTGCTTGAACATTTTGAGCGTACTCTATGGCAGCTTGTTCTCTTCTTTCAGCTTCTCGTATTTTAAACGTGAGCTTATTTATTCTTTTTTGAACCGACTCACTATAGTCAGCTATCTCTTCTTCTTGAGAGGGCTGCTCTTGTGGTTGTTCTGGTTCTGGGGTGGGTTCTGGTTCAACAGGAACTTCTTCAGGTTCCTGCTCCAGTTCAACCTCTACGGACTCTTCTAACTCTTCATCTTGCATGGGTTCTGCCATGTTTGCTCCTTACTGCGAGATTACTGTGATACGTCTTCGGGTTCACCGATTACCGCCAACACTTCATCATCGTTTAACAAGCGCAGGTCGCCACCATCAATTTTGATTCTAGCTCCTGCGTACCTACCGAAAATAACCCAGTCTCCCTCTGCACACCAAGGTCCATTAGGAAACTTAACCTCATCTTTGTAGGCGTCATCCCCCAAGGATATAATAAAACCAACATTAGTAGCTAGCCTTTCTTTTTCTAAGTACGAGTCGGATAAATGTATTCCTCCCTTTGTGACAGCTTTTTGACTAAAGGGTAAAACTAACAGCCTGTATCCTGTAGGTGTGGGAAGTTTTTCTACCTCACTCATCACGTTCTCAGGCGTGAACCTTTCTTTTGATTCCGCTGGTCTTTCCATCTCTACATGGCTAGGTATTTTTTCAACTGACATCTTCTTGCTCCCTTTTATTTTGCAGGTCTATTATTATGGATTCAGCAGAACTTAGACCTGAAAGTTCTCCTAACACACGCTGGTATTGTTCCCAGTTCTGAACGCCACCAGTTTTAAGCACCTCTGTCAAGTCTTCTTGACGTGCACGGACTTCTCTTAAAAACTTATCTAGTATATAAAGTGGATCCACTCAGCACTTCCACTGTCTACGAGACCAGTAGTTAGCCTTTGTACGATCGCTGCCCATGCCGCTACTACGAGCACAGTATGCTTTTTTACGTTTTTTATTCCCAGGGTGTGCTCCTAGATTAGGATCACCAAACGTAACTCGTTTTATATTTCCTGTTTTAGGATCTTTAACAAAGACTTCACGAGTCTTTTTACCGTACCCAGGAGAGCCTTTTGATATTCTTCTAGGTTTATTGAGTGTGACTTTTCTACCTCTATACTCAGGCATCACATCATCCTTGTTTTCTTCAAACGATTCTTCATGACGATGCCGTTACCTCTAGAAACAGCTCCACCCAACTGCATGTTTTTCTTTTTCTTTTTACCTCTTATTAAATCAGAGTCAGCTTTTCTTGCTCCACCTTTACCTGTAGCAAAACTTCTTACCCTACCACAGCCCCAACTGTGTGAACTTTGTCCGGGTCTAGAACCTGAACTAAAAAATGCACCCTGACCACGCTTGTATACTTTATTGAGAGTGCTTTCTGATTTACCGCTACTTTTAGCGTACTTCTTGACGCATGCTGGAGTTCCCATTACTTTCTCCTCTTTTTCGGTTTTTTCTTAGCGTCTTTAGCTCGTGACTTTTCTACAGCCTCGTAGTCAGCTTTAGTCATCTTACCAGAAAGATACTTTTTTCTAGTTCTTAGTATCTCTCTTTCTCTCGCGCTGGGGTTCTTAGCTCCGGCGAGGTATGCTCTAGGAACGCCTTTTTTAGTCTTATTAACTTCTGGAAATTTACGACGCATTAATCTTCGTACAAATTATTAAAAGTTATAGCAGGATCTAAATAAGTTTCATGCCCCTCTGCGGAGTGTAGATGCTGAGACGGATTAAAATCAGGAGCACCTTCACCAGTAACCCACAGAGCTGGGCTTGTTGCTCTAACCCTGTTGTTAGGTAATGCTACTATGTTGCCTTTCCATTTACAATCTTCTGTTATGTACATCACATGAGACTGTTTATGTTGAGCAGGGTCGTCAGCTATAGAGTGGTCTGTATAGTCCACAGTAAACATATATTTAGCTGTATAAAAGTCTCCGTCTATTTTAGCTAACCAAGGCGAGGAACTTACTCTATCTAAAACTATGACTGAGTGGTGTCTAGATTCACAGTCCCACGGTTGGGCTAAGTGGTCTTCCATGGGTTCACCCCACTCATCTAGGGGTATATCTGCTATTAGACCTTGTATAGGCATGCGTGCCCACATAGCACCGCCGTGTACATTTTCTTCTTCAGTGCAGCCTGTAAATACAACTTGAAAACTTAACGACCTGTCGGGTATAGTGTTGACAGCTATAGCTAAGGCGTGAAGATACTCTTCGTGGTAATCTTGATGATTGGCAGTAAATTCCTTTCTCACCCAGCATTTAAAGTGAGGAATGTTACTGATTAGATATGACACTTAAGAGTACTTTGTTACTTTTCTTCTACTCGGGTTTACTTTGCCACATCCTCGGTGTTTAGCTTTTTTAACTATACCACCAGTATTCATGTAGCCCATTTTATTTCTTACGGCTTTAGGGAGTTTAGGAAGTCCTTTATTACCTTCAGGTACTTTTTTAAGAGCTTGACCACCTTTATTCATACCTCTTGCTGACTTCATCTGAGCTTCGGTAGGAGCTCCTTTCTCTCCTTTTTTACGCATCTTTTCTCCACGCTTTCTTTTTGCATGAATATTTGCCCAAAGCCCAGGACGCTTTTTAGTCATCTTATGTTATATACCGCCGCGACCTCTTCTGGCAGAACCTCTACCGCGAGCCGTTCTTGTAGCTTTCGCTTTTCTTTTAACAGGTGAAGGCTTTCTCTTAACAGGAGGAGTCATCACTTTACCTTTAGGTCCAGTGCCTCTTCCTAACGTTCTTGGTTTTCCTGCTAGCTGGCCCGGTCCAACAACATTTTTAGGCGGCTTAGTTCTTCTCTTTTGAGCTGCTGTGGAAGGTACTTTAATCTTATCCTCTTTTTTAGGAGCAGCTGCTTTTCTCTTTTGGGCTGCGCTTCTAAGTCGCTTAGGTCCAGCCATGCCAGCTGCACCACCAAACATCATCCTCTTTTTACCACCGTTAGCTGCGTTTTTACTCTTTTTAGCTGCACCGCCGTTAGCCATCATTTTAGATTTTTTCTTAGCAGCACCACCATTGGCCATCATCTTGGACTTCTTTCTAGCCATGCCGCCGTTAGCCATCATCTTGGACTTCTTCCTTCTAGCAGCACCGCCGTTAGCCATCATTTTAGATTTTTTCATCCCCGCCATTATCTTACTCCGCTTGGACTTTTATTGTATTTAGTGCCTCGGGTTGCTTTACCCTTACCTTGAACAGTAGCCTGACCCTGACCAAAGATATCACTATTAGTTTTAGTTAGAACAACTGGACCTTTAACGGGTTTAGATAGGTCTATCTTCTTAGGGGCAGGAAAAGAAACTGATTTATACTTGGTGGTATCTTTCATTTATATACCTTTTGTAGTTGAGTCGGAAGTTCTTACGTCTCTTAGTATATCCCTATAGGTTCTATTATTTGAATCTTGGGCTTTAAGCAACGCTTCCTCCCTATCTTGAGCAACCTTCATCTCTGCGATTGCTTCATTAGATTCTATTTTAGCCTGATCTACTTGAGCTCGTAAAGCGTCTGATTGTGCTCTTTGAGCCAGCTCTTGCTGTTTGAGTTGTACGATAGGATCTACTTGAGCATTCTGTTGAGCTTTGATGAGAGCTTGCTGTTGACCTGTTACTTGCTGAGCAGCATTAGCTGCGGCAAGTGCTATCTCATTCATGACAGATTGTTGTTGCTCAGGCGGCATATTTTGCATCTGGTCCATGGCCGGTAATGGCTGGCCCAGAGCTTGTTCTACCTGCTGTTTGTAAACCATAGCTGTACGTTCTTGTATATTTGCAGATATTGCTTGTATAGCGATCGGGTTCTGCTGCATCATCGGGTTCTGTAAAAATGCAGCATGGGCCGCGATGTATGCATCTTGGTTCTGGAACTCGTACGCTTTTATAGGCTGTCCTAAGATAGCTGACTGCTGTTCCGAGATAGGATCTCGAGGAGGAACAGTTGCTTGCTCGGGTAATATTAGCTCTATGTTTTTTATTTCTAGAGCTTCGTACATTCTTTTATACGCCTCTCTTAGATTATGTATTTGTGGCGCGGACTGAGCCATCTGTAATTCTTGTTGAGCGAGCATGACCCTTTGAGCCATGCTAAATATATTCGGGTCACTTACAGGAATAATATCTATACGGTCATCAAAGTCTTGCTGCTTGATCGTACTGTCAGCTCCTGCTACAGCATACGGATACATCGGCGGTAGAGATCTAGAAAAAACTTTAGCTAATAAGCGGAACTCTTTCTTTTGTGCAAAGTGTAGACGCTTATGTATAGCCGACATTACTTTAGTACCACGCTCTAACATGGCTACGGTGGTGCCTACAGGCAGCTGTTGACTACCAATATCACCAACCTGCATGTCTGCTATGCTGGCGAACCTTCTACCACTGTCAATTAACAACCCTAACAGCTGACTCAGGACGCTACTCGGCTCTTTATAGGGTAAAGGTAGGAGCGCGTCACGTATCGCACCGCCTGGAACGTCAACATCCCTAAATTCTCCGGGTCGTAAGGGCTCATCTTCGCCTTGTACCCTCATACCACGTGCTTTAAAGCCAGCAGGAAGGTTAGCAAGCGTTCCAGCGTCAATAAGTTGACGTAAAATTGATGTTGCGGACTTAGTTAGCCCACCAATCATGTGAATTAAGCCGAAACCATAGAAACCAAGCCCTGGCAAGAACTTATAGTGTACAAAATACTCTTTTTTGCGGAATAAATCGTCTTCTTTCTGCCAGTTACGACGTATTGACAGTATTTCACCGCTATCTTCTAGCACAGTGACGATATACGGCACTGCGAAGTCATAATCATCAATGCCTTCAAGCTCTAAATCAACATGAAACTCAATAACGGTGTAATCGTTGTAGTCACTAGTCGGTTTACTGAGCCCTTGTAGCTCATCTATCTTATCTTTCGCCTCATCATACTCACCAGCCCCAGGATTACCGACATCTATGTCGCGATAACCACCGTTTAACTGCATTTTTCTGATGTCATTACCTGTCATAGTGATGACATGAGAGATTCTAGGCGAAGTTTCTAGGTTAGTTGTGTCGTAACTTACGACTAAGTCCTCCGCTTTTACAAAAGCAGACGTCGCACGACCTAGTAATGCGTCAAAATATACTTTTTTGAAGGCAGAACCAGCTAAAGGCAGGTAAAAAAGTAGACTATCCATGTCTGGATCGTACTCTTGCATGACTTCAGTGATCTGATAGTTCATAAATTCCTTGACTCTCTGTGATTGAGCAAGGACTTGTGGTGTTTCTACACCTATTATGCGAGTGGACACTGGTCCATTAGCAGGTAAAAGCTCTTTATAAGCCTGTGCTTGGAACTGCGTGGCTGCTTCACTGAGGAGAGGGTGCGTTACACCACTCGCTCCAGGGAAAGGTGTGTCACGTTCTTCCATTTTTATGCCGAGTAAATCTAAACCATCGGCAAAAGTTTGTAGCCACTCCTCTCTAGATTCTTTATCTTCCTGAAACGCAGCCATCAGCTCAGCTGAAACTTCACGCAGACCAGATTCATCCATGACTTCTGTTAAGTTCATGTTATGTTCGAGGTCTTGGACTTCCTCGATGTCGGGCATCGGTACTACGTTACCGTCTTCCCCTACTTGAAACTCAATATCCTCATCGTCTTCGTCGGGCAACTCAACAATTAACGTCTCTTCTGTTGCTTCAACTACGAGGGGTTCACCCTTATCGGGATATCTTTGTACTTCTATAGCCATAGATTTTTCCTATTTCTCAATAGTAACTTATTTTCTTACGGTAAAAAACTTCTTCTTCGTAGTCACTAGGCAGTTTAATAAACCCACCCTGCCTAAACCGCATGAGAGCTTGAGTAGTTGAGTCTACTAAGTCGTCGTGGTCTCCTGCTGGAAAAGCTGCACACTCTTCTATTACGTCGTGTGCCCAGTTAGTATCCGGATACCAGACCATGCCTGACTCAAACAGCGGAGCACAGCTGTTGACTCTTGCTACTTTGTCACTACCTTTAGAAGGCGTGAAGTTTTGAACAGGTATACCTACGTTGCGTAGTTCTTGAGTAAGCGGCATACCGGACGCTTTACCTTCTATGATAACGACGTCAGGTTCCCAGTGTTCATATTGCTTAAACGCCTGAGCCTTCAACTCAGGGAAGTTGTATTTACCTTTTACTACATCTAGTAGAATTATATGAGGAGCGTCTCCGTTATATATCTCATCACCACCTAATCTACCGTCAGGGTAGAACACACCCCATGTAGTTATAGCGGAGTAGTCTGCCATCTCTGATTTTAAAAAAGCGGTATCGTAACTCTGTATAACGTAGTCACACTCAGGCGGTCTCTCGCTTGGCCACTCCATCCACCACTCTCTTTTTATAAGTGCCCCTTCTTCTGATGTAGGGTTCTGCATATATTGGGCGTGCCACTTAGGTCCACCGCGCAAAGATGCTTTGACACCTTCTAGTTCATCAAGTGACCAGTACTGTGGCCATAACGGTTTACCGCTAGGCAGTATGGCGGGTAGTTCTATTAACTCCCATTGATCTGCCTTCGGGTCTCGAGCAGCGTCTTTGAGTAGCCGACCCGTTAGATCGTTTACGTTCCACCGTGTCATAACGATAACGATAGAACCTCCTGGCTGTAAACGCTGTCGTGGACCAGAAGTGTACCACTCGTAAGTATCTTCCATAGACTTAGGGTTGAGCGCGTCTTGTTCTGAGTGGGGGTCGTCAATAATAAATAGATCTGCACCACGGCCAGCTAACGCGCCGCCCACACCAGCTGCGTAATACTCACCTTTGAGTTTAGCGTTTTGAGTATCTTGTGTTTCCCACTTACCTGCTGCTTTTGAGTCAGGGTTGATAGCTACTGAATCAAAGATCCTTTGATAATCTTCCGTAAGCATCAAGTCACGAATCTTACGACCGAACTTTACCGCTAAGTCTGCGGTGTGTGTTGCTTGTAATATCTTGAGAGACGGATTACGCCCCACTAAGTAAGCAGGAAATAAATGGCTAGCGAACTCTGACTTAGTATGCCTCGGTGGCATATTGATGATGAGCCTTTTTATTTTACCGCTGGCTATACGGTCAAACGCTTCAGCCATCTTTTTATGATGAGCACCCTGTATAAACGATGGCCACTGAGATTTAACAAAGTGTAAAAAATTAGTTTGTGCGTTCTCTATCTCTTCTAGATCTTTTAACCTTTCGGCTAGTTCTAGGTGTTCTTTGAGAATGTCTTCTGGTAACTGGTCTAGGTTACTCAAGATTTTTTATTCGCGTTTATAAATCGACGGTAAACTTGTGCTGCGCTTGCTTTACCTGCTGCTTTAGCTCTTTGCTCCATGGCTATGGCTGCTTGTATTTTATGGGCTGGTGTACGTCTAGCTTTTTTGATTTTAGCTACGCTGGCTTGTGCGTCTTTGACCGTAGCGAACTTTAATCCATGTATCGTGCCTTTAGGATCTTCATCTGTGTAGAGATCACTATGCTTTTTACTCTTAGCTGGCTGGCCTTTTTTACGTGGCACACGTGGATTATTTCTTCTCATTTAGTTTACTCATCTAAGTACGATCGTATACGCTCACCCCTACGGTTAGCCTCGTAAGATTCTGGGTCCAGCTTGGCGTAGAGTGCTTCTAGCCCTCCACGTAGTCTATCTTCTAAAAATGGTATGCCTGTGTATTTAAGTGCACCGCCTACTTTATCAAAGAAAGCAGCTTCACGTTCTGGATCGGTAAGCATGCGAGCCTGTAGTTCATACTCCGTTCCGCTGTCGTCAAACGGTCGTCCTGGTATAGCACGTGATCGATTAATATTTAAAAATAAATCAAAAGGCTGTTCACCTGCTGTGGTAGTTCTCGCGTACTCGGGTAGTAATTTACCACCTAAATCAAAAGATAGATCGCCTGTTTTAGCCATGTTGATTCTATCCTGCTGGCCTATGTTCATTTGAGGATCTGTTCTTTTAGCGTACCTGTTTAATTCTTGAGCACGTTCTAGGTTATCTATTAAGTCTGCTGCCATCATTGTGATTGGGTTACGGAACTTGTCCTTTGTCACATCATCAAACAAGCCTACGACATCATACGGTCCACCGATGTCTTTTTCACGCATCTCTCGCCTTGCGTCCATACGTGCTTCTTGTATTTCTTTCCTGAAGTCTGGCGACGTGTCTCTACGGTTCTCTACATACTTCAGCGGCATCATCGGGCCGACTGGTCCCCCACGACTGTACACTATTTTACTAAATGCCTTTTTAAGTTCTGGGGTGAGGGATATTTCTATAAACTCATTTTTATTTTCGTCGACGTATTTTGTTGTAGGTACTTTGATTCCGTACTCAGCCTCTATCTGCTTGAGTCCTTTGTTAGTTTGTCTGCGGTAAGTGTCAGCCATGTTCCTTGCTCCCCGAGAAGGGGTTGAAGTAAAAACACCCGCGAGTGCTGGATCATTATCTGTCATGGCTGCTAAGTCTTCGGTAAACATATCTGCTCTTGCAGGAGTAATCCGTTGACCTCTTTGTCTTGCTACTGAGTGAGAGTTTACTGGGAAGTGGACTTTGTCTGCACCTTCTTGTACGGCACGGTTGAGAGAAGTCTTCATATGTAAAGAGAACCAATCACTCGCGAGTGGTGGTGCCTTCATCTGAGAAAGATCGTCTGGATCTGCACGTTCCAACAGTCCGCTAAGTTGTTGGCTATAGCTATCACTTAAATCGCGAGAAGCTAATTTAAGGTCTCTTTCTAGATCGTTTAGGACAGAGTACTTCTCTCGCATGATAAGTTCGTTTATCAACTCTCTTGTATTTATCGGTGATTCTAGATACGCAGAAACAAAGTCATCTGGATCTGTTATAATTTCTGCATCGAATAAATCTTTAGATACCTGATTTATATAGTCTACAGTTTGTATCTCTGCTGATCGTAGATCTTCTCTAGTTGTTGAAGTTAAATTACGATCTACTTCTGCCCGAGCTACTAGATTCTGTAGCTGCATCTCTATGTCTGGGATCTCTCGTATTAATTGTTCTCTATCTGTACGGAGCCTTTCTGGATCTGGTTGTTCATAGGGCATACGATCTTGTCTTGCATAAAACGATATAGCATTTGAAGCGTCTTCGTATGCGCTTTCATCTTTTAGCATCTGCTCTCTAGTGTCTAGATACCTTTTAGTTGTCGTGCCGTAGTTCTCAAGTACGTTGTTTCTTGCTGTTGTTAGGTCTGTTACAAACTCATTCGCTACGTTTTGAAAGTCCGAGAACGTTTTACCTTCTTTTAATAAAGAGGCCACCACAGGCTCAAAAGCTGGCCGAGAGACTACAAAACCTCCAGGCTTGTTCAATAAATCTGTGTTTGTAAAATCCATGGCTGCTCGGCTTAAACCAAATTGGATATCTTCCACAGCTTTATCGTATGCTTGAGAAGGGTTGTTGTCTGCTAAATATGGCCCCCTCATTGTAACTTTAGGATTAGTCTTTATTTTTTCTGGACTGTCAAAACCATAGATGCCGGACTGTCCCTCTGCGGGGATGTATACTTTTTCACCGCCTATATCATAAAGACCAGAGCGCGAAGTGTATATTCTGTTTATAGTGTTTCTTGCGTCAACTGTGTCTTGGGCCATGCTCGTGAACGTGCCTCCTGCACCAGCACCGACCTCATTGTGTCCAGGAGCAGAGAACATCTGGCCATAAACAGGGCTGTGTATAGAATAACTCTCTTCTGAATATTTAAGAGGCATCAGTCTTTGCATGGCCTCTGATACTGTTTGAACAGGTTCCTCTGTTGGAATATTTGGCATATATTCTAAGTAACGAGGTTGACTCTCAAGCGTCGTTTGAGTTATGTCTCTAGAATCCACATTACGGCGAATGGTCGGTTTACTTTGAGCTATAGCATCTAGCACTTCTTGTATGGTAGCTTTGCCCTCTCTGAGTTCTTGCGGTATAAAGTCATCTAGCTGTCGTTTAAGGTTCTCTCTCGCTGGACCTTCTTTAACCGTAGCTATCGTGCTGTTTATGAGATTATTTACGTTGTACTTTTTATTAGGGTTCTGGAAGTTTTTATTACCCAGTATGGACTTTTCCGCGAGTGTTTCTACTAAGTATGGTTCACCTACAGTTCTATACTGTACGAAGTCCTCCATCAAGAAGTCCTCTCTCTGGCCTCCTGGGTTATAATCCTCACTGGTCATCAAGCTTATTTCAGCTTCATTTCTTGCTTGAGGATCTGTGTATGTTGTGACTACTGGTGTGGGCCGAACTGTTGGTTGAGTAGTTTGTGGTTGCGTGGGCTGTTGACCTGGCGATGGCTCAGGTAGTGACATCTGTAGTTGTTCGGGTTCTGGGGTCGGGGTCTCGGGGGTCGGGGTCTCTGTCGGTTTAGGTCGGGGGAGCAAACCGCGATCTCTAAAATATCTTACGATCCTGCCGGCTGGTACAAACGGTAACATGCTCAAACCAACAACAGCACCCCCAACATACGGTGCCCCTTGTTCCATGAGATACTTGCCTTCTCTCATGCCCTGTACATCACCGAACCCTGGAAGGAACTCCGATAATGTAGTCAACCCTTCTGCTAGTTCATTGACCCTATAGTTGTCATCATCTCCATAACCAGCTGCTCGTAGTGCATCAGCAAAGACTTGTTTCTGTTGTTCTAGCGGAGAAGGCTCATACGGTTTGATTTCTATAGCCATAAAAAATTTTGCAAAAAATTTTTGGGTAGTGCTTTATTGAGGATCAAGTGTAGTCCGTGGTTCGGGAAAAGTAAAATCATATTCCAGTGTCTCTCAAAAACTTAGCCTTTAGTATTTTATATAGACGTTAGCGTATAAGGGGGGTGGGGGGTGATCGTGGTGGCGGGTTCGTGGCACGTGGTTTTTGAGCGCAAAAAAAGGGCGGTGAAGCACCGCCCTTGATTTACCGACCAGCGACTAGCTAGCAGGGACCAGGGTGATGAAGCCCTTAGCCACGTCGTACTTGATATCGGCCGCATTGACCAGCCTAGTAGCCAACGCTTCGCCGACCGTTTTACCACTGAGAGCAGTATGACGGTCAGCGTTATGAGAAGCACGGGCGACTTTACCAGTAGCCGTATAGATAAGATCAACGTTTAAACCACCAGCATTGATTTTGACGGCAGGCTTAGGAGTGAGAGCTTTTTTAGTATTTGACATTTTATTTTCCTTTTTTAGTTAGTCAATTTTAGGTTAGCCGTTTTAGCTAACAGGTATCACTCTATCTTAAGTAAATATAAAAGTAAAGGATTCTTTTAACTTTTTTAACAACAACCCAAGACCGTTCAGTTCTGATCAGAAGTCCCAGGACCACTGACCATGGTCAGATCGCAATGCGATCACAATGCGACGTGCCTGTGATTATGTAAAAGTGTACATGGAACATGGTTCGTGTTTACAGAGAAATCTGATCGGAACATGGTTCCTGTTTACAGAAGAATCTGAACAAGATCACAATGCCGTGGTTCAGAGTTTATGATACAATGATCATGGTTATTGGATATTGGCAATCAGATCATGGTCCATGGTTCTTGTTGCATGTTCTGTAGACTTTTGTCCGTGGCTTAAGAGCCGATCAAAAGTAGGTTCTATATATACTTCCCCAAGATCCGTAAACCTCGTTCTAATTATCGTTCAGACGTTTAATCACGACTACATATTCTTACCAGCCAAGTACCACGAACCATGTGCCAATGACCATATTACCTACTCACAGGTAATAGGTCGTCAATAGGTTAGCCAATAACCAACGAACAGCGATTTACAGAAGGGTCTCAGACAACATGCTATTAGCATATTAGAGAATGTCAGATATTTTACAAAAACTAAAATATAAAATTGGTGAGATGTAATATAGAAATAGGTTACGGACCAAGTGAGTAGATCCGTAACCTATAAAGAAAGGGCTAGTCTTGATACAGCAGCTTTAGTTTAGCCAGCTTGACAGGATCGGTGAGCTCATCATAACGGGAGTAAACACCGTCGTCAAACTGTATATTGAGGTCAGGGTTACGTTCTAACATAGCAGGATTAGAACCACAGACCCCGTTAGCCGGATCTAGTTTAGTATAGTTACCGGCCAGAAACTGACGATCGTAGTGAGCGCAGAACTCATCGGGACCACGCTCGTCGGGGCTGAAGTCGGGCAAGTCCTCCACCGCCGTAAGGCCATTTTCTTTAGTAAACATATTGATGAAGGACTGACGCGCCCTATTTATAATTTCATGATCCATATAGTTACTCCTTTATAACTACCTAAAAATATAAATAAGACTTTACCGAACTAAAACCCCCACGTGCTAAGGTTCAGTAATCTCTATATCTTCTATAGCTTGGTCTAGTTTGTCGATCAAGCTAGTTTTATCAGACACCGCACCAGGGTCCATGGTCAACCTTTCATTTAACAAGGCTTGTACGATATCCATGAGCTCACTGTGTGTTAATGCTATTTGTATTTTACTGTTGGGATCCATGTATTCCTCCATAAAAAAGTGCCTCGGTGGAGGAGTAATTACCCACCGAGGCACGCACGACGGACGACCTGCTTAAGGACAAACTATATAAGCAGGAAGCCCTTCGCGATATCGTAGTTTAGATCACGTGAGTCAACAACGCGAGACTCAAGAGCCTCCTTGACCGTCTTACCATCTAGGATTTTTTGACGGCTGATATTGTGCTCAGCACGGGGAGTCTTCTCGGGGTTAGCCTTGAGGACTGCGTTAGGATCTAAACCACCCGTCCTAACTTTTTTCTCAGTGACCTTCTCAACAAGCTGCTGTAACGGCTTATTGATCTGGACAGGCTTGAGGTTTGACACTTTTTTAGCTGGTGTCTTAGCTGTAGTAGATTTAGGCATCTAATTTCCTTATTACAGGACAGCTTAATTACTATCCTTAGTAACTAAGTATAAGTAGAAGTATAGTGAAGTAAAGCAACAAGTAAGCATGATCTACTTATTCTTATGGTAAGTCACCGTCTTCATTCATCAGGAACAGTAAGTTCCTTCCGTCTATAATCAATACACCTATCTCACTGATGTGGTAACAAGTCTCATCCGGAGTATCGTCTAGTTGTTTACGATCTGGGAAAAAAGCGTTTAAAAACAAGTCTCTAGCATCGAGATTATCAAAGCGAACTTTCTCAAATTTCATAATCTAGTGTCAGCTCTTCACCTGCTTCTATGTCTCGGTTAGGGAAGACATGGTACACGCGATAGTCATCCCAATCATAAACACAAAGTAGAGTACAGTTAGGTTCATCAGAATGGTTTAAGTAACCACCTAACGGCGTTCGCATGTAACCTTGATACAGTGGCATCTTAATATGAGTAGGACCAAGGTCCACGTCAGCTTCGATGTTATCAACAGCGAAGATGCCATGTCCCTCAATCTCACTTTCGTTCAGCTCTAGATTATCCGGCAACGGACGATAGTAAAACTTATCTACAATCATACGTCATCAAACCAAGCGTCTTCACCCATCTCTTCCATGAGCCTGTTATACAGCTTTTTACATGCCTTCTCATATGCCCACGGCATACTGGTATCTAGCTCAAGCTTCTGGAACAGAGCTTCTGCAGCAACGTTGAGAGCATGGTTTTTAGGTGTAAACTCAGGCTTACCTAAGAACTTAGGGTAAGGTCGGTCAAGCGGACTTTTCATCTTCTCTCCCGTATTTTATTTCGTACTCGGCTAAACTTACATTGACCATGAGCTTGGCGATCACTCGACCTAAAACCTTAGGATCGGTGGCTGGCTCGTTAGGCGTACCTCCGTGCAATAACGCATTAGTGGTTACAACCATCTCCTGTAAAGTAAGGGGAACCCCAAACTTTAAATCATCGTCACTCATACATCTCCTCCATATCTGCGGGGCAGCGTATCTCACCTTGAAAGTGGTCAGCCTCATCCATAAAACGCCAGCATAACATAAGGTTAGGGTCATCAACCTCAAGCGTCTCGGCCTCTAAGTAAGCCATCAACGCAGCGATAATACCTTTAGGCTCAGCCCACGGAGTGGTAAACTTATATATAAGGTACACACGGTCCGCGCCTCCTGCTGAGTGGTCGTTTTTATCAACGGCCTTTATCTCATGCTTGACGTCGCCAGCGTTCCACTTACAGCCCCAGTTTAATAAACGCCAGTCCTTCCAGCTTTTAGTACCACAAGCACGCTCAATACGTGCTAAGGTAAACTCGTCAACCGGATGGTCCAGGCACCAGTCTACGCCAGGAAAACTCCCTGGCTCTTTAGTACCCCCATGAGCCTCCCACTCTTTTTGAGAGTAGTAGTAAGTACCTTTACCACGCATGACGTAGTTAAGGTCAGTCAACTCGGGGGGCTCGGGGATGAGGGTATTGAAGTTAAACATATTATCGTCTAACTCTAAGTGCTCCATGATATCAAGAGCTACGGTCGGTAAGGTGTTAATAACCACCTCATTAAAACAAATATTAGCCACTAGGTCTATCTCCATAAACAAGGTCAGCCGCACGTGCGGGTATTACTTTCTCGCGGTTACAAGTACTGCAGCACCGACCGTCAACTAAAGGAAGAGCATTCTCACCCTGAGTCCAGTACACCGTACCGTCGGGCAGTTTTTTATGCTCAATAGCACCGCCACAGAGGACGCATACATGAACTTCGTACAGTTTAGTCATAGTTACTCCTAAATAAAGGTAATAATAGGGTAACTTAGATTATACTGCGGGTAAGCCACGTTTGCGCCTGTTCTTAATACTCTTATCCTTCCAGCCGTGGCGAGTTTCGTACATCATTCTGCTTACCCAGTTACTAGCTCGGCGTGGCTGTGTCTCAGCCGTCATAGCACGGAACACTCTTTCTACATCTTCTACGATGAGTTTATCATCTTCTCTGTACTCTGCTAACTCTAAAACATGAGTAGGTACACGGGACTCGGTCAAGCCAGCTTCGTGCGGTAAGTGATATTCTTCTAACCAACCGCCCTCTTCTTCAGCTCTTATATTCTTTAGGCTTTTGTTCTTTTCGGTCTGTGCTTTTTTAAAACACTTTTGTGAGCAGTACACAGACCTGCGTTTACGACCAGTCGGAAAGACTGACCCACAAACTATGCAAGTTACGATACGGACTTTAGGAACTTCGCGGTTAGACTTCATACACAGTTTCGGTGCGCTTAGTTTTCTTGAGCTTACCGTTAACACCGACATAAACAGGTACATCGTCAAACGTATACAGTAAACCAAAAGAGTTTCTTTTACGATTTTTTCGGACGAGATATTCTACCCCCTCTTCTGGTTTAAAGTTTTTAAGAGCTTGTACACCTATCTCATAGATGCCTTTATTATCTGCTCTAGTTATGTAGTACATGGTCTTCCCCATAGTTAGTTAATACAGGGGCGAGAGCACATGGACTTTTTTATGTAAGGAGAAAGAACCATGTGCCCTACTTTAAGTGAAAACACACCCCGCACGTTAAATAGGAAAGGATACCATGCCTGGCTATAAACCTACTTAACCCTAAAAGGTTAAGTTACAACTATATGGCGGTAAAGCTAGAAGTAGTGAAGTGCAGGGGTTGGTTCAATTAAGGTAGCCGTTATTATGTAATGATCCAAACATAACATGGCACACGCTGACATAAAACAACGTGACTAACGAATATGTATCTCGAAGATACTACGAGTCCACACCTTATTCATTGAACCTGTCTCTCGTCCATATACTTAGCTTACCGCCAGTAACCCACGTATTGGCTCAACCTGATGCCCCTGCTCACCTGGGTGGAGAAGACTCGTTCTTTTATTTTTCTTCACACTCTCCCTCTATTACTTTACCTGGAGGCAGTATGCCACCAGTCTCATCGTATAACTCTCTCATCCTAGCTAACACTTCTTCCTTTGACATAGTGTCAACCCTGTTAACCGTTAGCTCACTTCTGTTCACATATAGACCTGCAGCTTTACCTCGTGCGACTTCCGCAGTTACCGCAGCGGACCACGCACCATTACGCACAGCACCGTCACGAATATCCTTTAAGTCTGTTAGATGAGTTGTCAAAGTAAGCTCAGCCTTATCAGCAGCTCTAGTCTGTAGCTCTTGTATTCTGTTTTTTACTTGTGGGTTAGCGTCACTGCTCAGTATAGAACCAGCACGGCTAGCGTTCTTCTCACTGTAACCAGCTTGTTTAGCAGCTTCTTTTTTCTGCATTCCTTTAGCCACGTTCTGTGCATACTTCTCTTGTTTAGGTGTGAGTTTTTGATTAGTCATATGGTCGGTTTAATAACTCGTTAAGTTTTTTAGCACCCCTGTACGCCTCTTTTGCTTCTTTTGTGGTGATGTAGCAGCCTATCAGCATACCAACCGAAAGACCAATCATCAAAGCTAAAAACGCAAAAATAAATTCTGTCAAGCTGTCCTCCATACTCTAAAAACCCACACACCATCTTCTAACACTTTACGTGTAAGAAACTGCTTATCATTCCTACGACCATAGTTACACGCAGCAGTTCTGAGCCTCTGTAGATCTCTATCTTCGTACTCTAAAACCGTGAAGTGGTCACCTACTTCCATCTCATGGAAGCTGTACTTATTATTCCTCGGCGTTACTGGAGGTATCGGCTCACCTTTTTCAATAGCGGATACTCTCATAGTGAAGCGGTCTCCCCTACTAGCCCATAACCACAGCGGATATCATACTTTATATCTGCTGGTTTGATATCAGGGTTCTCGTCAAGTATCTCTTTAATAGTTTTTAAACCAGTGTAGAGAGCATGACGCTCTTTATTTTTGTCAGACTTAGCGACCTTCTGCTCATTGCGTAGTATTTTACTGTCAAGAGGAAGGGCTGTATGTGTTCTTTTAGGTGTGTCCATGTTTAAAGCTAAAGGTCTCCATTTTACATCTTTTTTATCTACTGACTGCTCCTCGTCTCGCTTCTTCAAGTACCAGTCAGAGAAGTCATCGTCAGTAGGCTCAACTGCCAGAGGCTTAAAATAATCAAATAAAAATTCCTGTGCCTCTTTACGTGTGGTAAACTCTTTACGTCTTCCGGTATGTTCTTGATACATATCAGCAGCTCGTTTAAGGGTTAGCCAGCCAGGAGGTGCATATTTATCTGGGTTATACATCATGGGCGAACCAGCCCTCAGACCACCGCATATTTTAGGGCAGTCTTCAGTAATCACAAAGTGGTCCGTGGAGCACGGTAGATCACCTAAAAAAGTAATCACAGTGGTCGGCTCACTCCAGTTACGAATGTCTCTTCTCATCCTTATCTCCGTCAGTAAGGGTATATGTTATGAAAAGTATAGTAGAAAGTAAAGGAACGGTGTCAAGATGAATGACACCGCTCCTCTAGAAGGTTACGCTGCCTTAGCATACTCAATAGCTTTAGCCATAGCTTTAGTTTTGAGAGCGGCACGCTCACCGAACCATGCGTTATGTAACGCTGCGTCTCGGTCATAGCCCCACTTATGGTCAACTATGAAAGTAACAGCGTTCATAGCCCCCCACCAAGTACCTTTACTAGACTTGAGGTCGGCTCCAGGCTGTTCCTCCACGGCCTGTAATACCAGAGAAGGCGTCTTCTTAAACTCGTCAACCATACTTTGACGGGTCGCGATAGCCCTGACATCAGTCATTTTCTCTATATCAGCCTGCTCTTTAAGTAGCTCGGGCTGAAATAAATCAGCGATGTAAGTAACAATGGAGTCTTTAGTAAATTTCTTAGAACTAAGAAACTCAGCACCCTCCTTGTACTGATCCATACGCTCACCGGCCAGACCTAACGCCTCCTCCGCTGCTTGAAATACCTCAGCGTCTATAGAGGTAGTATGAGGCATGCGGAAACCAGACGTCGTACGGTCAGCTAACGCCATACTCAGCGTATTATTACAGACTACACGGACAGGCGTGAACCGTATCTCGTTAGACTTACCCCACTTATGAGAGACACTTACTAATAAGTAGCCTAACACTCGGTCGTCTCCAGGTAAGACAAAGTCTTTACTGACGTTAGCCAGACCCCAGACCTGCTCACCGCCCTTGAGAGAACCAGCGGTCTCCATCTTCATGTGGCCTGCATCGGTAAACTTCTTAAAAAACTGGAACGCATCCTTGTTTTGAGAAGGTACAAACTTAGAGCCACACGGACCAAAGGGCTTATTATCACTGTCACGCACTATGACATAGTGCTCAGGTAACGCCACGAGGTCGTTAAGGTTATCTTGAGCAGAAGCCTCGATAGTCGGCTTATCGTGAGTAAACAAGTGACGTTTACTTACGGTCCAATCAAGACCTGCTGCTATCAGCATCTCATCAGGGGTCAAGTCGTCATCGACTTTTACCCCGAGGCCATGCCAGGGTACTTCCCCAGCGTAAGCCATAGTTTCTACTGCATGAGCCATACGTTTTTTCTCCTATATTGATTAAACGTACCTATTACTTTAAACTGGTTACCCAGAGAATATAGCATGTTGCTAAAGATTTTTAGCAAGAATATCTAGCCAGTCTTCAAAAGTCAGCACTACAGTTTTAGTTAGATCCTTCTTACCTTTGGTGAGCACGTACATGGGCAGACAGACTCTGATCGGTTGTCGATTATACTTCCATATCAGAACAGGAATGGTGTTGCCGCAAGAGTTTACCACCTGCTGCCACCACTCTTCTTTGTACCAGTTACCGTTGGCATAGCGTTTACATTCTATTGTATGGTTGGGAACGTTGAGGTCGCCTAGATCTTTTTCTTGATACTGTTCTAAGTTTCTCTTTATCTTTAGTGGCACGCCGATACTTTCAAAGAAGACATTGAGGTGCATGGCGACTTCTCTTTCAAAGCTCGCGCCCTTGTGCCTAGAATTTATTTTACCCATGACCGTTTTTTATCAATCTTATGTTTTTAAGTTTCATCCAGTCTCGTGTCAGCTCGTTAATAGTTTTAGAGCTTGCCTCAGGGAACTCTTTTTTGTAACTCTTTTTTACTTCATTTAATTTTTCTAGACCCCTGAAGTAATTACCATCTCCTATTTTACAGAGGCGTACGATCTGCCATACTCTCTGTTTTGACACGTGGTACTTGTCTCCTAGTTCTTCTAGCGTTACGTGTGAATTATTGTATGTCATATAGATCTGAAAGTAGACACTGCGTAACTCACTTCTTCTACCGTCACGAGCTTTCATTAAAGTGCACCTTGTAATCTTTTACATCCCCCCAGCTTGTGCCTATCTCTGCGTCTACCTTGTTAGGAACTTTTAGCTCAACACAGTCACGCATAATCTCTATTACTTTCTCGCACTCAGCTTGATCTGCTATAGATATGTTTAGCTCATCGTGAACCTGTGTATGGGCTATGAGCCCTTCTTTATGTAGATCGAGCATAGCTTTCTTAGTCATATCTGCTGCTGAGCCTTGTATCAAACGATTCATAGCTTTATAGGTATAAGCCCTTTTGAGCTTTCCTCCATACGCCTCCATCGCCTCGTCCAGCGGTAGAGGTAACTCCCTACGGTCAAAGGGCTCGTATAAATTAAACCTACACTTACGGCCGAGTATAGTTTTGATATAGCCTCTGTTAGAACCCATCCTTGCGGTAGAGTCTCGTAGGCCACGGATGAACGGCACACGCTGATGATACTGATCAAACAAGACTTCAGCTTCTTCTGGGCTAATGTCTAGTTGAGTAGTCAACTTATCTTTACCCATACCGTAGCTCAAGCCAAGGTTAATAATCTTAGCTTCTTTACGGCTGATATTAGCCATGTCGGCTACAATCTGGTGGAAGTCAGCATCATCATTAGTGTACTCAAACGCAGCTTCCTCTGCACCCTCTTGCTGAGTAATGACAGAATAATGCACAGTAAGTCTGGGCTCTTGTTGAGAGTAGTCAAAACAACCCCAGTGACAACCTTCCTCAGGTAAAAATAAACTTCTAATCAAGTTACCTATCTCTGGATCTCTAGCCGGAACCTGTTGTAAGTTAGGGTTAGAGCAGCTAAATCTACCAGTGACTGTGCCTCCTACATCAGAACGCAGTGGGTGTAACTCCCCATGTATCCTGCCATCTACTAAATGTTCTAGTATCATTTTATCTATGAATGTAGTCCTAGCTTTATTGAGCTTTCTTGCTTGTGCTATAGCTTTAGGTAACTTGTGGTCGTGCTCTTCTAGCCAGTTTGCTGTAAAGCTGGGTGCGTTAGTCTTAGGTGTTTTAGGGTAATCTATACCAGCCCTGTCAAACACTTGAGAAAGAGACTGAGCTGCCCATAAGTCAGGCTCGACCCCATACCAGCGTTTAACTTCTTGAACTATCTTTGATTCTTTTTTAGCTAGATACTTTTTAACTTCTTGAGCTTTATCTGTATCTATGCGTACACCCTTCCTACGCATGTCTATTAGGTTGGGTATGAGAGAACTCTCTAGCTCATATATCTCTGAGACATCATCTGTCTGGATGCCATCTTTTAGTAACTGCCACAACTCGTATGTCATAGCAGCATCTTGCTCAGCGTACTTACCTACATACTCAGGGGCAAGTTTATACATCTCAGACTTAGGATCAACCCCAAAGGCGTGGGCTGCTTCAGTCAACATAGTCTCATCTTTGATGACGCCTAAGTAATACTTACCTAGATTATTAAGAGAGTAACTTCTTTTATTCTCATCTAAGAGAGGAGCAGCCACCATGGTATCATGTATCTTGCCATTGATTGTATAGCCAGATGCTTTCAACCAACCTACATCATACTGTGCGTTATGGAATATTTTATCGTTAGGTGCATCAAGCTGTTTCTGTAGCCATCGTCTTACTACCGCTTGATCTAAGTTAGCCCCAGACTTATGTGCGATAGGGAAGTAACCAGACCATCCATCAGTCGCCACCGCGATACCAATAATATATCCTCTATCTTTAAACGCCCAGCCTGGACCATGAGACAGGAGCCACGGATCACAGGTCTCTAGGTCAATGGCAACCTCTTTCTGGTTTCTCAAGTCAGGAAAAGAATTAGGTATTGACCACTCCGCGCTAGGTGGAAAAAGAATCATCTGTGACATCTATCGCATAACCTCTCTACACATATTCTGTTTACCAAAGTAACACCACTTACACTTAAACATAGAAGGTGTCGCTGGGAACTCAGTAGCCGTAGTCATAGCTAGTGCTCTGTTATTGAGACGCTCGCGTTTTACTTTTATGCTTTCCGGCGTGTAGATATACCTGTCTATCTTACCATGGTCTAAGTACCACATCTCTGTAGTAATCTTTTCTAGCTCCGGATACCTACTCAAAGAAACAGCACCATACAGCTCACACTGCTCTCTATGTGATTCTTGATTACCGTCATACCTTCCTGTTTTAAAATCTATGACCCTAGCCTCTTTAGATATGCCTTCTTCATATACAAAGGCATCTACTTTAGCCCTGCCCCATGTATCGTCTTCAAACCAGCCTGTCTTCTCCCAGTTTTGATCTATAGCCCAGTCACTCTCACACAAAACATGGCCATACATATAGAGTTCTCTTAGCATCTCAAAGGCATCTTCAAAGTCTTTGAGTTGAGGAGGCACTTCTTCATAATTACCTCTGATATAGTCTTCACACAGTTTATGTATTTCTTTACCACGATCCATAGCCTTACTTCCAGGCTCTTTGATTCTTTTAACAAACTTAAACTCTGCTTGTTTAGGACACTTTTCAAAACATGTCAACCTACTGTAAGACCATTGAGGTATCATGGGTAATCATCCTTATTTAACTCTTCTTTCCAACCACTCCTTACAGGCTTTTTTCCAGTCAGATGCTTGGCAATTTTGTATTTTATCCAGAGCCTCTTCTGTTTTACCCAGTTTATGAAGAGACCATGTGTCCTGCATAGGTACAGCCACATCATTAAAAAACTTCTCTTCAAATGGGCTAAACGTGTCAAACGGCTTCCTTTCTAAAAACCTGTGTAAGTCTTTGTCCCACACCTCCCTAGAAACACTGACCATGGGGTATGGGCTTACTTCTCCTAGTTTATACGGATTTACCTCCATGAGGTCTAATATTGCCAAAACATTTGTGGGCTCAAAACCATCTAAACCTTTGATTAATTTGCTATAAATCTCCTCATACGCATGGTAATCGTTACTGAACTGATAATACTTACCGACACGATAACCCGCATGCGCGGCAATATATTCATGAAGCATAGACATATGTACAGCGTTAGCACCATACGCTCCCCAGATTATGTCATTAGAGCGGTTAGTTACAGTCATGTTAAGTTTACCAGCACTGACGTTAAAATAGATGGCAGTGTTACACGGCACATCTACTCCCACCCTATCTAAATCTTCTACTGCGTCCCACATCTGTAAAACGCAACGCCTATCAGTAGGATCTTCTGCTAATCTTTTTATAATTACTTTGAGCTGGTCTGGGTCTTTCCTTTCAAAGAACCAGTCACGCCATCGCCAGCCGTAAGCTCCGTGTAGCGTCTTTCCGTCATCACTGTATCGAGCCATGCCTTTGTTATACTGCTTAACAAACTCTAGGTCGTTACGACCAGCTAACATCCACAACCCCTCCATAAAATGAAAGAAAGGGTTAGCGTCCCGCTCAGTCCAGAACATAACTCTCTCTTCTGGGTTATCGTAAACGGTACAAACAGGGGACTTAGCTTTATACACTGTGCCGTTACGGCTGTCTTGTTTATAGTGCTCACCGTATAATAAGTCTAGACCTTTAGGCAGCGCGTCTTGTACGTTTCTTGTTTTAATTATTCTCATGAAAGGCTTCTACTCCTGCTTTGTATGCTTTTTTCCAGCTAACCTGAACGTCCCGTCTAGGTAAACCGTTCCACGCCGTTTTAGTTTGCTTCTCCATAACTTTTACAAACTCAGGGTGCAGCTCATGTAACCTGTCTGCCCCAGCGTTATGTACATCAATAGTCCTCCACTCACTACAGCCTCCGGGAGCGTTAGATGATTTTTGACCTTGAGCGTAAAAGTAACTGATTTTACAAGGCTTACCTTTCCGCAGTAATTGAAGAGCTATGTCAAAGTCCTCCATGACTTCTGTTCTGCCCCACTCTATATCGTCAGGGAACTTATCAAGGTTGTACCCGAGGACTCTCATATACCGAGTGTTAAGGGCAGTCAAACCTTCTACACGGTTATTACCCTCTCTAGCACTAATGCCCACGTGAGCAAAACCTTGACTAAAAAACTCATCAATCAAACCAAACAGAGCTAGATACTCATCTGGCCTGAGATACCGTAGATGCCAATCTGTAGGGCTTTTACGGACATAGAACCGTAAGTCATCATCAAGCATGACTATCCTAGGGTCTTGAGTATTATCAACTATGTACTTACGTTTAGCACTAATACCCTTGACTGAAGAAGGAACTACAAGCTTTTTAACATGCTCGTACTTACCGTACAGATGCTCCTCATCTTCATCTATAGCTAGTATGACTGTGCCGTGGTTGATGAAGTCCTCTGAGAAAAAGTCTATGGTTACTTGATTATCTGGCCTACCTCTTGTGGGTATGTATATCTTCATTATGTTTTTCCTGTACTACCAAAACCACCCTCACACCGCTGAGTCGGTGCGCTAAAATCTAACACAGCTTCCCACTGTACCTGTATTACAGGTAACATAACCATCTGGGCTATGCGTTGACCAAACTCTACATGATAAGGCTCATCGCCGTTATTAGTGAGAGGGATAAGTAACTCACCTTGATAGTCTGAGTCAATGATCCCCAGCGTATTAGTTAAGTGTATTTTCTTAATACCTAGACTTGAACGAGGCACTAACAGGCCACAGATATTCATATCCCCTATATAAATAGCGATACCTGTATGAAACTTATGAGACTGTCCAGGTTTTAGTATCAAGCCTTCACTAGAACGTAAGTCTAGACCAGCTGCTCCTAGGGTGGCGTAGTTCGGCAGTATTTCCTGCTCTGGGTCCATGCGATCAGGTAAAGTGCTATCAAGCAGCTTCACCTCTACTTTAGCAAAAGATTTAATCATTACTTATAAACTCTCCTTTTCTATCGAGCGTAGTGAAAGACTCTACTAACAATAAATATGCTCGCAGGTCTCGTATGTCGTCTAATATCCCAGTATCACTAGGGTCGTTAGATATGGTTCTAAAAATATCGTACCCACTTTTAGTTACCTGATTCTCTATCCTATCCCATTTACGAGCTAGCATCATAAAGGCACCGATACCACCTCTATCTCTCCAGCTGTCGCCGTAACTCTCTTGAGCTTTTTTGAGGGTGTCTACATCTTTATCAGCTAGGGACTGTATGTGTAAAAAATCTGAGGGCATCAAACTACTCCTTTGTTAGGGTTATATTTAGACCTCGGCCTGCCTTCACCGAGACGGACTCTTTCATACTTATCAAACTCACAGAGGTTATGCTCTATGTCTCTCATCTCTAAACCGCCAGCGTCTTCAATCAAGTAAGATATGTACTCTAAGTAATCCTGACTGCCTGAGTCCATGCTGGTTCTAACAATACGGTATGACATATCCTGTAGCTCTTTCATCTCGGCTGTTAGTTGAGAAGACTTTACGTTCTCCTCCAGTGGTCTGTTATGTATTCTATTTAGTCCACGTTTAGCACCGGGACCAGCGTTAGCCCAGCTATGTATATCTTTAGCTTGCTGGAGGTATGATGTATGTCTTAAGTCAGTTACTACTTCATAAGCCATAAAACCACTAAAACCAGAATAAGGCAAGTAGTTTTGCCACGTCTCTCTGAGTGACTCCTGTACTATCTCAGGATGGTTATTGTAGAGGGGTGTGAGTATTTTATCAACCGTCTGCTCAATCTTAGTACCGCCTAGCGTGCCAGTCAGCATGTAAGCACCTGTGTATACTTTTTGATTTTTATCTTTTCTATCTTGCATAATAGCTTTGACTCGCTCAGGATCCCACTCCTCAGGGAAACCTATGGCTTCTAACGTAGGTGGCCAGTTTATTTGACGAGCCACCGCCATAGCAAAAGCTAAGTTAGGGTGATTATGGTACGGCTCTCTCCAGTTTTTTCTAATCCATTCCGTTACCGTATCGTCCTCGCGGTATACGTTGCAGAAACTGTATGTCTGCAGTATCTCATCATCAGTCCAAGGCCACGGATCTCCTTGCGTTTTTCTAAGATATATCCTGTACCGCTCGTTTATGTAATCAAAAAAGGCTCTTATGCCACCAAGCTCTGACCGTACCACTCAGGCACCTCCCGTTTAGTCCATTTAGCGAATGTTTTTTCCCCTATGTAATAAGCGCGATAGGCAGATATAGGGTCGTTAGGAACCTTATACTGATCAGGCATACATTGAGGATGTTGTTGTAGCCCTTTACTTTCTATGATTGGGGGGCGTAGCCCTTTTATAACGTCAGCTGACTTATGGTTTACAGACCTACCGTAACGCCAGCAAAACTCTTCATTAAGGTACAGAGCTAACTCTTTTAACCATATCCAGTTATCAAGGCTTTCCCCAGACCATAGAGTGCATGGGTGTTTGGGGTGTACTGGTAGATATGGAGCGGACTGATCGTTATACCACAACGTAGTACAAAGCATCTGCGCAGACTCTAGTATCATCTTACTAACGTGCTTATCGCAGTGCATTTTAGCACAGTTTTGAGGCGTATCTGACAGTTTAAATATATTCATATGTATTTAGTTTACTTTACTTGTAAAGTAAAAGTATACGAATGATCCTATAGTCCCGTTCTAAAAGTAAGATTTACTCGCTCACCAGACGACTGTTCTAGAGGAGGGACAGCGTGTGTTGAACGCATCTGTGAATGACCGTCAAAGATAAATGCGTCACCATCTTCTAATAAAAATCTTCGTATCTGCACTGGCTCTAGTTCTTGAACGCATGTCTTACTTGTATCTGATCTACTTTTTATATCTTGATCGTACTCATACCACTCAAATAATCTAGTAGAGCCGAAAGAAATAGAAACAACAATATCATCTAATGTCGGCACAGTATCTGAGTGATGAGGTATGGACACAGAACCATTCTGGTAAAGACCACAGAGACAAAACGTAAAGTTTACCTTCTTATCTGTACAGCCATAAACTAGAGCTTCTGCTGCTGATTTAATTACAGACATAGGCGTGGTCCAGTCTTGCGGTTGATATTTTTTACCAGCATACATAAAAACAGAAGAGCCAAAACCTTTTGTGTATCTGCCTACAACATCTTTACCATCAAACCTTCTAATAGTCGGTGGATCCCAATCACGTATCTGTGGGTCGTAATCTTTGAAAAAATGTTTTTTATACACCATCATACGAATAAAAACTCCTTACGTGTTTTACCACGGACGATGTGTAGATTTTGCTTTGTCCTAGTAACCCCTACATAAAAAGCACGACACTCATTATCAGGGTTTTTATACAGATCATCCCAGGTTTTAGTTGCCATGTCTGTTAATAATACCACGTTATCAGACTCACCGCCCTTTGAAGCATGTATAGAGTTGAGCCTTATTTTAGAAGACATGAGTTTTTCTCCCTGTCGTAGACAAGAGATAACGTACTCCCTCTGAGTATTACCTATCAAGTCAAAACAGTCATGCCATGGTGTATCCATCAATAAACCATAATCTCTTTTTAGCTGTCCTATACTCAAAAACGAGTCGTCTCTCACAGCTTTGAGAGTTTTAAAACCTCTCTGTACTCCTCTGCCCACCTTCATATAACCGTATATCTTACGGATTCTACCAGCCTCTAATGTCTCTCCTTTACGCAGAGCTTCCCAGTCCCTGATAGCTGTTATCAAGTTCTCTGACACTGAGGATCTATTACCCCTCTGGTATATTCTACCTTTTAGTTTAAGGTGTTCTTCTACAGCGTTCAATAGATAATTATTCCTAGCTAAAAATAACCAGTTACCACTATCTATATCCACATGCTCAAAGCTGGTGTGGTAGTTTACTGAACCCTCCTCTTCTCTAGGCTCCCAGACTTTTTCCTTACGGCTACCTATACGTTTGACCACGCTAAGAGCTACGTCGTGAACTTTCCTAGGCACTCTATACGATTGTTGAAGATATGTGTTTATACCCTTGAGATCAATAAAGTGCTCTACGTCTGCACCAGCCCAGCGATAAATAGCTTGGTCATCATCACCAGCTATATAAACATGCTCTACGTTTTTAGCCAGCTTCTCTACACACAGCCACTGTAAGGCAGATAAATCCTGTGCCTCATCAACTATCAGAACATCTAAAGAGGGCGAACCAGAAGAAGCTAAAAACATCTCAAGCATATCGGTGTAGTCTATAAGAAAGTTTAAGTCTTTGTATTTCCTATAGTTTTTTACAAACCAATCAAAGTGTAACCAAGACATGTCCGGAGAGGCGTTAGCGTTCCACTGCTCCCTAAAACTTACGCACCGATTACGAGCCATATTTTCTAAAAACAACATGGTATCGCCTTTACTACTGAGAGACATAAGGTTCTCGCCATCCCAAGCCGAACTAATCCTTTCACCAATACTTTTACTAAAGTCTCTGAGATTAGCCCTGTCAACTACATCAGTCCTACTTAAAGATAACCAATGATAACACAAGGAGTGAAGAGTTCTAAAATAAGCTAGTTCCTCAGTCTCATAACCAAACTTTTCTACAGCACGGGACAGTGCCTCATTAGCAGCTTTCTTAGTAAACGCAACATAACCCAGCTTCTCAGGGCGTGTGCCTGCATTAAAAAACTGTTCTACTTTATTGAGCAGATATGTAGTCTTACCTGTCCCAGGTGGACCAAGAACCAAGTTCCACATTATATGCCCTTATCCTCAAAGTCTTGGGTATCTAATCCTCTACTATCATCGTACTCAAACTCATCGATATACCAGACGTTTGTACCGCGACCCTTAATGTTCCAGAACTTATGCTTTGCGTTTAAGTCACGGAGTTTAGAAGCTACACGGTTAGTCTCCATGTCGGTGAACCTGTGTTTGACTAAATATTCTTTTAGGTCTTTGATCCTAAAATAAGTTTTACCTTCTTCAGTGTAAGGTTTACCCAGTAAAATTTCCTCTCTAGTATTTGCTTGAGCCATGTCAGTACAGAAAGACTCAAGTAACTCCATGAACTGGCCCTCAATAGTGACGTCTTCACTGACCTCTATTATTTCCATGCCGTTATCCATCAAACTTTGTATCAAAGTCTGCCACGACCTATCGTTCATGCGAGGGGGCATAATATTCAGTACCTCCATTGATGCACGCTGAAATTTAAGCTGATTCTGGAGCTGTTCTGTAGTTAACTCAAGACGTTTATCGTTAATAGATAAGAACCAGAGTGGTGGTTTTGTGTCTAATTTAGATAAGCTAGAAAATGTAGGAGCAGAGTTACTCCCCCCAATACCAAATTTACAACCACGACACTTAGCCACATTACAATAAGATCTGATAGGTTCATCGCTACACTTATAATTATATTCTTTCTTTTTAAGTGTACTTATAAGAGTTATGACTTCCTGAGCCGGTAGAGGAGGGTGAACATACTTACGATTATACTCCTCTATTTCTGCATCCCAGTTCTCAGGGTCTGACTTTTTAAGGTACACCCCCACATTAAACAGACCATTATTTCTTGTACCTTCAGGGAACCCTTGTTGTAGTAAAACTTGTAGACACGGTGGTCCCTCCACCATATCATCTATGACAGGAACCTCCAGTTCTATTAAGTCTGTGTGACTTATAGAACGACTCTCTACAAACGGAACAAACTCTTCTAGTTTTAATGCGTTACCTTTGGTATCAAAACCGTAACGCATTGAATCATCTCCCTCAAAGTAAGGCATATTGAGCCACGAGCCAATATCCCCCCTCTCCACCAATACCTCTCTCTGCTTAGGAAATATCTCTACTCCCCCATATCCTAGACCGGCAGAAATTTCTCTAAGTTTATCTTGCATGTCTCCTGCAGAAACAGTCTCCTTCAAGAAACAAAACACATGAGCACCGCCACTCTTACTTCTACACACTACGAGAGGCAGTTTAAATTCTTCTATCTTTTGAACCAGCTTTACTAAATCTAGAGAGTACACATCAATATCAATGGCACCCCACTTTACTAGATTATCTTCGTCGATAGGAATAACACCCAGACCCTCTTTACCTGTCAGATGGTCCTCCCAGTGTTGAATACTGGCTCCGGCAGTTTTGATTGTTTTAGCTTTACCTTGTGTCTTTTTTCCTAGAGAACCATTTTCTACCGTGAAACTTCCATGAGCTCGATCCGAGCCATGAAAAATATCATGTAGTTTTTCGGCTATCTCCAATGAAATACTCCATAAGTGGGTGGGGTTTTACCCCCACCCATACCCTACTGGTTAAAGAACCTCCTCCGTATCAGCACTAAAGCTGTTTTCAAAGCTGATGCTTTTACTAAACTCTTTAGCAGCCTCATACAGGATTAAGTCCTTCTCGGTTAGCTGGGATAAAAGGGATATGCTCCAGCCGAACCAATTACCCTTATCGTTTGACTCAGGCACAGTTTTCAGTAGATACTTATGGCTATAGGGCGGTGGGGTGTATACGCCACCCTTTATGCCAGGCACTTTGAGACTCGCCATGACAGAGTTCCAAGCCCTCGACTTTTTGAGTTGAGTGCCGGACATCGGTATCATAACTGTGCTCGTAGCACCGTCATCATCAACTACTATACCGTAGTGAGTAGCACTGGTTTGAATGTAGTTACCATTATCTAATACATCTTGACCGATGGCGTTTTTAGTAGTAGACTTGAGTATCTCAGCATCTGCGTACTGATTTACTAATCCTCCGCCACTATCCCTCGGTTGCCACTCTAAAAACATACGTTTATAGGTAGCCGGTATAACCACACAACCATCCTCCACACTGTACACGGCTCTCGTAACTGTGTTGAAGATATCTCCAGCCACAGCTCCTTCTACATACTTACCGTCCGCTCGGTTGACCTCGGGACTGAGAGCTTGTAGTATTTTGAGTCTAGGTACAGTTAGGTCTTCCGCTGTTACGTGCTCAAAGCCAGAACCAGCGTCCTCCTCAAAGAAACTAGGTACAGCAACTTCTGTAGATTTTTTCTCTGTTACTTCGCCTTTTTCACTTTTTTCATTACTCATTTTTTTACCTTTATTTTATGACCTATAAACACATTAAAGGTATCGAGGGGCAGGTCTACACCCCTCTCCACCTGCTCCTTGACTGTAGCTTTTAAAGTCATGGGTTCTACCCACTTCTTTTGAACGAGGTCGTGTCCTTCCCCTTCAAGCTGAGCCATGAGTTTGGTAGCTCGGGCATCTTCTGTTCTACTGAAGTTTGCCGTCACTGTATTTTTGATGATATCGCCTAAGTTATTATCCACTAACCACTTATATGCGGCATCTTTATTATCATCCGTGATCTTTGCGCTGTAGTATGTACTGACGGACAAGGTAGTGCCGTTAGCTAACTTAATCTCACTGAGACCAGACTCCTGTAGCGCATCAGGTAGAAGTCCCTCACTGAGCTTTTTCCTTTCGTTTTTAAGCTCACTCAGTACCTCCTCCTCTAATCTTATTTTATCCTCCACCTCTTCTAGCTGTCTAGCCAGCTCACTGATATTTGATAGGTCATCGACTTTTACGTCGGGGGCACTATCCTCCTGCATTTTTTCTAATATTGACATTTTTCCTCCGGACATTACTTTTACCCTTACAGTATGTTTGGGTAAACTAAAAACTTAGCAAGTAAGAGAAAGCGGTGTGTCTGGGGAAGACTTGAGGCAGCACCGCCACAACCTACTACTACCCTATCTATTATAAGGAGAAATAAAAATCAAGTAAGCATACCTGCTAAATAAAACCTAATTACTAATAGGTCAATAGGTTTGACATAAAACTGAAGCTAAAACAATGTCTTCTGAGGCTATTGACAAGAATATTAGAGGGGTATTGGCTATTACCTGCTAATTATGCTAAAACATGTATACTAATTTTAAAGCCTGTACTTAATACTATCCCCGTATTTATATAGAAACGCTATTATGGACAACACAGCTAAAGAGAGATATAAAAATCTCATAATAGAACTTAGCGACAGGCTTGCTGATGATGAGGACTATGACTATAACTGGGAGCCTCGGTTGAAAGATCTACTCAAGTATTTGACTGATGACTGACTTCTTGTTTAAAACACAGCCGTACGAACATCAAAGAGATGCTTTAGAGGTTTGTGTAGATAAAAAACAGTTTGCCCTGTTCATGGAGATGGGGTGCGGTAAGTCAAAAGTTGTGATTGATAACTTTGTACACCTGTATAGACAGGACTTAATAAATGGTGTATTGATACTTGCACCTAAAGGTGTGTACGATACTTGGTTCAGTAAAGAGATACCGACTCATACACCAGATGAGATAAATCACCATACTGTAAAGTGGTCTAACTTAACCAGCCAGAAAAATTTAGATAATCTCAAGACTCTGTTTCAAGAAGATGATAGGCTCAACATACTTGTTATGAACGTAGAAGCTATGAGCACGAAAAAGGGTACACGGTTCGTGACGGACTTCTTATTTAAAAGAAGAGCCATGTTTATAATAGATGAAAGCACAACTATCAAAAACCATAAAGCTAAAAGAACTGAGAACGCTGTAAGGCTGGGTAAATATGCACACTATAAAAGGATACTGACAGGCTCTCCTGTAACTAAAAGCCCACTTGACTTATATAGTCAGGCGTACTTTTTAGATCCCGCACTACTGGGTTTTAGCAGTTACTTCGGGTTCAGGGCGCGATACGCTAACTTAGTAGAAAAGACTGCAAGCGGTAGAACGTATAAACAGGTAGTAGGGTATAAGAACCTTACGGAACTAAACCAGAGCCTCCTTAAATTTAGCTACAGGGTACTTAAAAAAGACTGTCTAGACTTACCTGATAAAGTCTATCTCAAACGTACAATAGAGATGTCAGAAGAGCAGAAACGTGTCTATAAACAAATACAAAAAGAGGCGAAGGCTTCTTTAAGTAAAGGCACTGTTACAATCACGCATTTAATTACACAGATAATCAGGTTACATCAAATATCTTGTGGCTTTGTTGGTCTTGATGGCGGTGGGCTTACTGAGTTACCTAATCAAAGACTAACTGAGTTACTGGACATACTAGAAGAAACTGACGGTAAAGTCATTATCTGGGCTAACTACCGACACGACATAGAAAAGATACAGTCTGAGCTAGAAAGAATATATGGTGAAGAATCTGTAGGCACATATTATGGTGACATAGGCCAAGAGCGACGAGCTGAGGTGATTGATAAATTTCAAGATAAACAAGATCCCCTAAGATTCTTTGTAGGTAACACACAGACAGGAGGATACGGCATAACTCTCACGGCTGCTAGCACCGTAGTGTACTACTCAAATAATTATGACTTAGAAAAACGGCTGCAGTCTGAGGACAGAGCGCACCGTATAGGTCAAACTAATAAAGTGACTTATATAGATATAGTCTGCGAGCGCACAGTAGATGAAAAGATAGTTAAGTCGCTACGACAGAAACAGAATATAGCTCAAACAGTGTTAGGTGAAGAACGCTGGAAAGATTGGTTACTTTAGTATTTAAGAGGCATCATACGCTGCACACGCTCAACCACTCCCCCTAAATTAAGTCCCGGAGGAGGGAATCTTCCAGGTGGTAAATCTCGAGGTCTTCTACCTCTAGGAGTCTTAGGCATAAATGTGGGTACTTCTGTAGGTAGCAGTGTCGGAGGTGCTCCTATACCTATAGTTGGTATGTCCATATTAGCGATGGCATTATTTATCAATACATCTAACTCTTCTTGAGTTGGTATTGACATATCTTCAAAAGCTCCTAGTCCACCTGTGGCTGGTAAACTTGGCCCAAACTGTCTATCTGGTGGTAGATTAACACCTATCCTGTCTGATACGTCTTCCGGAAAGTCCATGGCTGATGGTCCAGGCATCGCTGCTGGAGGTGCGGGTGGTGGAGGCGGTGGCGGTGGCGGTGGTAACGGTGGCCTCACTGGTGGAGGAGGCATCGGCGGTAAAGAATCTGCCGGTGGTCTTCCTACGGATACAGGCATCAAAGGAACTTCAGCCGGTGGAGGTGGTTCAGGCGGTCGAATAAATTCTTCCGGTCCAGGAAGCTCAGGAGCAGCAGCTTGTGCAGCTTCTACTATAGCTTCCATATCTATGTCTTCTGGTTGTATGTTTGTATTAATGCCCGGAACAAAATTTAAATCAACCATGCCAAAGCCAGTATCTATAGTCGGAAGGTCTTCATCATAAAAACCATCGTCCATGGGTGTGGGTATGCTAGCTATACCAGTAGGAACAGGTGGTTCATCAAACCTGTTTCTAGGCATATCTACAGTGGATGCTGGACCTGGATCAGGTATGACAACAGAGGGTGCAATCACACCACCCTCCATATCACCAATCAACATTCCGGGTTCACCTGGATTCTGACCTATTTCAGATACAAAAGTATTATCCAGAGGAACAGACCCACCGGCATAGTCCCCCATAGGTGCACCGCCCCTTCCTCCGGCTCGTGTATTAGCTGTTCCACCTATTCCAAAGTCTGAATCTTTAGGCATAGTCACTGTGCCACCAGCTCCAGGTAACGGATCTGTAGCAACTACTGGACCAGTCGTTGTGCCTGTGCCTGTTACAGGTGCAGCTGCTTGGTTTTGAGTTAGAAAATTTCTGTATGTTTCTCGCTGCATGTCCATCAGTTTCTGCATGTCGCCTTGGCCACCTACAGGTGTTCTAGGGGGAGCAACTAACGAGCGTAACCCACCTTGATATTGTGGCCCTCTGTTGTATAACATAGCAGCGCGATTAGTGAGTGGTGAACCAGCAGTCTGCACGATAGATGGTGTGCTAGCGTCATCTCGTATGTTAGGTGAAAGCACTCTACGTTGCATCTTTACCCTCTCCCGAAGTCATATTTAAGTGGGCTTAGGTTTTTAACTACATGCCCACCTCTATTAAAATTAGTCTGAAACCCTGGACCAAGAATCATGGACTCTTCTGCAGTTACCTCAGCTTCTGGTTCTGGCTGATCTACTTCCTCTCTGTAGAACAACCTGCCTAACTCTCTCACTGTGCCTCGTAAAACAGGATTCCTCTGCCATCTGTTTGACATAATTGTATTGTACAACTTATCTGGGTTAGCGAGTAAATCTAATTGTCTACGCGCAGATGCGCCACCATAAATACTTTTAACAGCTGTAAGAACACGACCAGGAGTCGTAAATAAACCGACATAAGCACGGGCTAACGAGTTTAAACTGTTCAGTATAAAAGCGTCGTCTTCTGATAATTTAGCAAGTCCTACATTATCGTATGGTTTTATCCTCTGACCTATATCTCCCAGCTGCTTGACGAAGTCATTACCAAACCAGACTTGTAACGCATCACCATGGCTGTCTAGATAATTTTCTATCTTGTCTCCGCTGAAAGATCTTTTGCCTCCCACCCCCGCTGTTTCTGTTTTCTGTATAAAATCTTTAAATATGTTTGCCTTGTATGAATCAAAAAGCTCCTGACTGCCGTGTGTTGTTACAGCATCGTACAGCTCTCTAGTTGCCGTAACTTCTCCAGGCTTCCATGTTTGACTAAATATCAGCTCTGGTTTATTTAAGTTATCGGCTATAGGTCTTAAGTTAGTTGATCCAGCTATTTGATCTCTTGTCCTTGCTAGAGCTAGTTGCTCTTTACGGAAATTATTTATGAATGATTCAGCACTACTGAAGTTAGCCATCTCATCTTCTGTAAAAAACTTCTGTAGGATATTACCGTTACGGTTCATAAAGTTTTGATACGCAACAGGAGAGCGAGGCTGTAACACCCCATCTTTTTGTATAGCTACTTTATTTAGGAACTCTTCACGTAACCCAGCTTTTAGAGATTCTAGACCTGTGATATTTTCAGGGTCTAGTAAAACTTTATTTATAAATTCTGGAGAGTCTAGAGTGCCATCTTCTCTACGAGTGATGTTAGACCTAAGGAAGTTTGTAAATCCCTCGTACGCCTGTTTATCACCTTGAGCATACTTATCAGCACTGATGCTCTGTAGCTTCAACATGTTCTTTATAGTTTTATTGTTGAAGTCTTCTTGTAATTGTCTGTAGGCAGACTCAGCAGCTTCAAACTTTGCTAAAGCCTGCGGTCCACCTTTCTCTCTAAGTGCGTCTTTCCTCACTTTGAGCAAGTCGTCACGTATTGTAATTAAATCATCTACGTTCTTACCTAGCTCTCGTTGCTGCCTGATAATAGAACGTAACTCACTCAAGTCTCTTACAAAAACACTATGAGGTTTATTGACTCCACTTTTTATAGAGGTCAATACATTCTGTAGTCTTGCTGCGTCACGTGCATCAGGAAAGGCTTGCTGTCTTACGATATTAGCCATACGTTTGACAGATTTACCTAACCGACTGTAGTTATAAGGTTTGACATTACCCTTAAAACCTGCTGCTGTAGCTGCTTGATCATAAGCATCATCAACTAATTCTGCAGCACCATCTTTAGCCTGTTGAAACGCAGACCGTATACCAGCACCAGCTGTCGCAGGGTCCAGCGACCCTTCTGTCAAGTCCTGAAATAATTGGTCAGAACGTAGGTTTAGGTCAACTATCTGTTGCTCAACTTCTTGCATTCTTGGACTGGTTTCTAACGCCTGTTCAGCAACACTTCTTAGTTCTTGTCCTCTTACAGATCTGGCTGCTGCGCCAGTTTCCTCCCCCACTAAATCACGAGTGATCTGTTGAGCTTCAAAAGGAGCTTGAACACCTGCTATGCCCTCTGCCTCTTGAGCGGCATACCTTTCTCGTAATGCTTCTCCAAGTGGTCCAGGTTTTTCAGCTTCTGTTCGTAGAGCTTGCTCAGCACCTTCTGGTTGACTTCTTATCACATCTACGCCCTGCTCCCTACCAGCCATCACCACTTGAGGAGAAGTCATAGTTGATGCGTCTTGTGACACTTTATTAAACGATTCTATAAACTCTTGTTCATTGAGCGGAAAAGTTTTACCAGGATTAGTTGCCCCGAAAGCTAACTTCGCTAATTTAAACAGCCCTACGCCACCTAAACTAAACAGAGCTGTCATACCAGCATCTTTTAGAGCTCTTGAGTTTATGTCGTAGTCCTCTGGTAGATAACCCTTCTCGTCAAGATAGTTTAGGTTCTGTAACCTCCAGACATATGACGCTATAGTTTCTGCAGTTACAGCACCAGCACCTATACCGACAGGTGAACCTGCTGTCATCACTCCACCAGCAAGACCACCAGCTATACCTGAACCTATCTCCGCCACTAACGGTTCTGCGAATGCTAGTAAGTCACCTTTATCTATGCCAGGAGGATTGATGACCGTGGGTTGATTTTTATTCAAGGGGTCATTAAATATCATGTCCCCTGTATTAGGCTCTACCCTGACGTTGTAATCGTATGTACGAGGAATGTCATAGAGCTCTGCGTAATTAGTCTGTATAACTCGCTGAACATAGTCCGGGTTCGCAGCTACATCAGAAGGTAAAAACGATATCTGTCTTATAGAGTCTCCCTCTGCACCGCCAGTAAAATCAACACCCGTATATTCAGCTTTAACTCTGTCAGGTGCTGTAGGTAAATACCTCTCTATAAAATACGGATCATCCGCTAAAATACCTGAGCGTATAGCCTCTCTTCTAGAAAGGTCGTCAGCAATTAGCTCAGATACACCTGAGAACTGACTAGGATTAAAACCTAAGTCTGGTTTTTGATAACCGAACTCAGTCAGTTTTTGTAAATCAATATCTGCTGCTGACTGTTGAGATGCTTGTTTAGCACCGGCCTGAGCCAGAAGCCCAGCTTCGTACTGGTCTATCAACGCATCTAAATCTACTACCTGAGCCATTATCTGCTCTGCTTCGCGGTGTAGTATCTAGCTATCGCTTGATATTCCAAAGAATCTTTTCCTAAGTTCTTTCTAACTTTAGCGAGGTAAGCCATGGGGTTAGGGTCTGCCATCGCTTCTTCGTAGACTTGGTGTACGGTCCTATTACCATAACCAGATAATTCATTACCTCCAGGCAGTATAGCACTTGATGTTCCTGTAGGTTTCTCTTCTCTAGGAGTCACTTGACCGGCAGGTATAACTCTTCTATCTCGTAATCGTTCTCTTCTTTGACTGATAGTTTCACCGCCCTTAGTAGGAGCGTAATTCTCATCTTCTTCTATAATATCTTTAAAATTATATTGAAGCACTCCAACAGTTCCGTCACCGTCAGGGTTCTTCATTCTTGCTGGACTGAGCCGCACATTATTGCTGGCTAGTTTATCTACATAATCTATCGCGCTGAACTCTAGATTATCTAATAGTGTTTTAAATTCAGCTTCTGACGTAGCGTAAGCACCAGCTCTGGTTAAAAATCTTTCTATATCTTTATCAGATATGTCTCTGCCTTTTTGACCTTCTAACATCGCGCTAGTCAAAGCTAGTTGAAAGATTAAATTTTCTGCTTCTTTTTTCGCGAGCCCTGATTGGGTCAAAAACTTACCGAAACCACTCTCATCTACATAATCTGTCAGTCCGAAGCCGTCTTTAAATTTATTGTATGAGATTGGTTGATCATCTTTTATAAATCTCCAGCCTTGATCCGCGCCAGAAAATACTTTAGAAAGTTGATTTACTTCACTGACTACTCTTTTACCTGCTTTAGTCAGAGCACCAGCAGTACCGAAAAATACTGGAGTCTCCATGCCTTCTGCACTTTCAAGCACGGATCGTATCTCGTCAATCGTTCCTATTACTCTGTCTCTATTGAAGCTGGATGTCCTATACGTATCACCGAACTCTTTTACTATTTTAGAAACATCTTTCTGACTTAAGATGCCTAACACGAATCTAGAATCACCTATGATCGGCATGCCTTTATCATCAAACGCGAAAGTCATATTATCTTGTACAGGGACGTATAGATTAGTGCCGCTTTTTTGTTGCGCTGTGAGCTGCTCCGGTGTAATAAACTCAACTCGGTTCGTCTTAGTATTCAAAGCTTCTACAAACTTAGCTGAACCACTAGCAGTTTTAATGCTTTTACCTGCTTGTTGGGCCTCTTGAGCTTGCTGAGGCAGCATCATTTGATTGACGCCGTCAACATTATACATCTTTAAACCCGACAATAAATTACCGACCTGTATTTCAGCATATTTTCCGCTATCCTGTAGCTGTTTAGCTCCGGCATCTGTTAGAGCTTTTACCATCATATTACCGTTATCATCGGTCAGTGTGAAGTTTTTCAAAACTCCGTCTTTATCTGTCCATTTACCCAGTATTGAGTTAGGATTTAGTTGTCGCAAGGCGAGTAATTCAGAATCGGTCAACGGTACAGCGTTAGGGAAACCTGCTATCTTGTAAAGTTGAGCGTCTTGATTACGCAAGGCTCTTACAGCTGCGTTTTTCTCTTTCATATCAGCCATGTACATAGAAGCAGCAAACTCTTGTATACCCTGCTCCCTCGCCATGTCGATAGCTGTAAGTTGTTTTTGAGTTGCCTTCTTTTCTTTTGACTTCGTTATACCGTAATTCAAAAACGCTTTTGATAAAGCTGATCCCCAGCTTTCGCCTTTCTCACCAGACTGTATAAGAGCAGCACCAGCCACTAAAAACGGTAGAGATTTATCAGGCTCAGGAACTAACTTTTTGATATCAGAAACATCGTAAAATATTTCTGCTGCTTTTTTATAGACCCCTAACTGTTCTTTCATCTCTTCGGGGTTTTGACTGAAGTATGAATTTATACTGTCTACTGTAGATATAGTGTCTCTTGTGTTGGGGTCGTTCTGACCAGCTCCAGCAGCACCGGCTATAGTCGCCATGGTAACTTTTTTAGTCAAGTCATCTTCGGCGTCTAGCTGATCTAAATCTTCATCTTCTAAACCAACGCCAGCCATGCGTAATGAGTTAATCGTCTCGGCTTCTGTTCTATATGCTTGTGGGCTAGTTATTTGTAGCTTGAGCATGTCGTCTACTAAATCAGTAGTACTGAACCCTTGTTTTACCACATTAGTTAGCTGATCATCATCTGTAGTCAAAGAACCGATGCCCATGTCAGTCATGTCGGGCTGTCTTCTCTGCATGACCTGCTCAAGTTGACGTCCGCGATAACCTTGACCAGGGAAACCAAGAGGAAAGTCAGTAGTCCCAAAACCACCATCAACTCTCGGTCCTAAAACTTGCGCTACTACATCTTGAGGAGCACCGACTAGTTGAGCTATTTGATCAATCGCTAAACCTTCTCTGCCTAGTCTTACTATGGCTTGCTCTATCGTTTCGTTTTGATACGGTTGACTGCCCATCTCCGCAGAGTCAGGTGTGATTCTCATGGTTCTTGGACCAATATTCATTAAGTCAATGCTCCGTATGCGGCGAGTCCTGTGCCAGCTGCCTGCATCAGTGGGTTAGTTGTATTACCTGTTTGTTGTTGCTGTAACGTGGTGCCGCCAAGAGCCGGTGAGAATCCAGCAGCTATGCCACCTATCTGACCGATCGTCTGCAGAGGTTGGTTATACTGACCAACAAAGTTCTGGTATGCTAGGTCTAGACCTCTCTGGTCCATGCCTCTTTGTTGTTGGCCGACGTTTGCTAGTCTCGCTATATCTGTACCCATCAAGCCACTTACACCTTGGCCTAGTCCTGCTAACTGTTGACCTGCAGCACCTGTCATGCCTCCAACCTGAGTGGCGCCACCTAGAGCATCCCTACCCGCACCGCCGTAGATATTAGCTAAGTTACCACCTAAACTACCGATACCGCCAGCTGTTGTTCCTAGTAGACCTGCGAGGTTTTGACCCATAGCAGCTGTCTGTCCACCTAAACCTGCTTGTTGACTAGCTATGTTTCCTAACGCACCAGCTTGCCTAAGCCCTTGTCCCGCTTGAGCACTTTCTAACCCTGCTAGAGTTTGAGCAGCTGAAAGACCTTGAGCACCCTCAGATAAACCTAAACTACCTAACGCCTGACCTCTCGCTAAATCTTGAGATCCCCCAGCCAGACCTAAACTACCTAACGCCTGACCTCTCGCTAAATCTTGACCAGCTGCGGAAAGACCTAAACTACCTAACTGTCCAGCTGTAGCTCTATCAGAAGCTGCAGCACTCAACCCTAGATTACCTAAAGCACCGCCTATGGCACTCTGTTGAGCCCCAAGGTTAGCCAGAAGATTAGCTTGATTAGCTTGGCGTGCCTGTTGAGATTCAAAAGCTGCCTGTGCTTGTCTAGCTGCGTCTTGATAACCACCTGCTCTAATCGCTCCGACCTGTTGAGCTGCGCCACGAGCTGCCGCTTCAGCTAATTCTTCGCCCTGTAATCTACTGCGAGAACCACCGAAAGCTCCAGCCCCGACAGCAGAGGCTCTTCTCGCGATATCACTTTGAGATAGACCTTTACTAACGTCTTCTAAAACTTGATCAACAACTTGTTGCTCAAACGGATTATAGAAACTAGCTATACCACTGGGATCAAACTGACCTGTTGAACTAGCCCCTGCTACAGCAGACTGACCTAATCTACCTAACCCTCCCCCTATAATACCACTAGCTGTACTAGGGTCAAAAGTCGCTCCTCTAGTTAGTCTTTGTGCTTCACTTAGATCGGCTCCAGCACCACGGACAGTAGATAAAGCTTCACGTAAATCAGTGTCGGCACCACTTATATCGGCACGTGCCGAAGTTAAATCTGGCCTAGAACTTCTAAGTATACCAGCAGATTCTGATAAATCTAAACCAGATTGACCGATTAAATCTTGAGCGGCACCTAGTGTGCCGCCAGCTTGGTCTAGTCTCTGCATGCCCTGTGCTGTAGCAGCTTGGCCTACTCCTGGAGCTTGCCTAAGTAATCCTAGAGCTTCATCCGTGCTCATCTCTCCGGCAGCGACAGCTTGATTTAAACGATTTTCTAGATTAGCTAGTCCCGCTCTACTTGTACCTACGCCTTCTTGCGTGAGAGCTTCAGCTTGTTGAAAGTACGGTAAGTATGAACCCATACCCTCTGCTGTCAGACGGAACGCTTCTTGCTCAGCTGGGGTAAAGTCTGCTATACGTTCTCCGGTGTAGGTAAAGGGGTTAGCACCCTCTACACCAAAAGTCATCATCCTGTTTACAAGCTCTTGGTTGAGCAACGGCATGATTCCCGGAACATTAGCTCCAGGAACACCTGCATAAAAGTCAGCTAAATACTGAGGAGGTAACTGTTCAACTCTTGAATATGCTGTTTCTTCAGCCATTAAGCTCTCCCCATTCCCATTTTTTGAGCTTTCATCTCGTTCATTGCCATAGCGTCATATAACCTTTGTATGCCTTTAGAGTGGTCCCCGTCACCTATACCTTTAACAGCTTGTTTAGTTATAACGAACTCACCGTCCGCTAACTTAGCGTCGACAGTATCTACATCACCAGCCCCTTCTGGGTCGGATATGTCACCGCCTGTCTTCCTAAGGTCTAGCTCTCCTCCATACTTTACGCCTACTCTTTCAAACGTAGGGTACGCCAGTTGATTATAATCTTGGTCTATTAAAGCACTGGCTAAAAACTGTGTAGTAGGATCAACACCCGCAAAAGATTGAGGCATGGCTCCAGGCAGACCGCCAATGCCTGAGCCAGCTAATTGTACACCTTCAGTGCCATACTGTGTCGGTAGTGTAGCTGGTGTAAGAGGTCGTTGTAAGTAACCGCCTAACTCTCCGCTAGGTCCAGGCATCTGTGCATCATCTTCACCAGGAGCGAATCCACCTAGAGCTGCCAAACCCAGCCCTGCAACACCTGCCTTTTGTAATCCACTTAGTCCAGAAAAATATCCTTCTTTACCGAAAAGATTCGCTGCCGCAGATCCTGCTGGGATCTCACCCATGCCCAGTGCCGCAGCTCCTCTGGCTCCTAAGTTTTGAAATAGCCCACCTATACCCACTGCGTCTGTAGGTGTGGCCCCTAAGTTAGCAAACATAGAAGCTTCACCAAAAGGGTTCAGACCAGCTAATCCTGCTGTAGGGTCAACTCCTGCACCGACAGCTATATTACCACCGATATAACCCATCGCAGCACCACGCGCCACGCCTTCAATACTTCCGTGTTTTACACCGCCCCCAATGCCGCCACCAATCGCTGCACCAGGGGGTCCACCGAGAGCGAAACCAACAACAGAACCTATAACAGGTGCTGCTTTTTTAACTAACTTACCTAACTCTTTGAAGAACCCGAACTCAGGTGCTCCTGTCATAGGGTTTATTGAGTTATCAAAGTGACCCACTTGATATTGGTGGGGATTGAGTTCGTGCCTGTCAAAGGCTTCAAATAATTGTCTTTTTAGTACAGGGTCATCAGCTATAGGGCGTGGTAAAACCATCTCTCCAGGAGTCAAGTGACCTATCATAGTGTCACCGAATCTACCCTGAATGCTCAAAGCAAAACGAGCATCCGCTAAATCTGTTAAACTATCAATACCTTGAGCTTGCATTATGTTCAACTCCTGTGATATTTTAGTCTAACTAATTTATAAATCATTGTATATTCCTTTACCATCAAAGGGTTATGGTAGTTGATCCTGCTATATTAACCGTAACAGCCCCTACGCTCGCAGTAGCTGAAAAACCATGGTCCTCCTGTGGTGTACTGATAGTCAGCCACTCGTTGCCTGTATATACTTCTAATGATTGATTGTTCGTGTTCCAGACTAAACTACCTGCGTTAAATTGTGCTTGCCCTTTATCTGTATCGTTTATTTGTCTAGTTGTGTCTGGGTCAAACTCACCTAAGTTTAATTCTAATACTCTAACTAGACGGTTATATGTGTCCCCCCGAACAGTCTCTTCCATCTCCACAGGAAGACGAGTGACTAATAACTTACTCATCTTCTACCGTCTGATCTAACATCCATCCTAGTCGCGCCTAATCTCCATCCTGTAGAAGTGTTAGCTGCTGTATTGTCATCATCAGACTCAACCCTAAGCACAGCTTGACGTGCCCTAGCGCGAACGTGTGATTGTTGAGTTGTACTTGATATAGCTGATGTGCTGTTTGTGATTAGACTATCACCAGGAAAGTTTCTGGTTTTGAGAACAATATTTACCTGACCATCACTAGCATTACTTAAAAACCGTATATCAGGAATTATTCTATTTATAAAAGCGAACTGTTCTCCATCCCCTATGTCAAAGTCACTAGACTCTATGAACACATTAGTCATAGGACTACCGTCATCATCGTAACCAGTCTCGTGTTCATAAAGTAAATTTGAGTCCGTAGCTCGAGGATAAGGTTCCACTCCTGCATCTAACCATGCGTATCTTCTCAGTTGACCGTATGCCCAAACATTATCTTGATAGTTATAAATAACGTAACGGTCTATTTCATCAGAACTTGCTGAACAGTAAAACCAACCCACTTCGTCATATTTAGTGTTTGTAAAAGCGTGGGTTTTAAATATTTGACTAGCATTAAAGTCGTCAAACACATAACTTAAGATACTACAAGGCAGTTTTCTAACTGAACCTGTATACACGTAAAAGTTATCATACCCCATCCAGTAAACACCAGAAGGTGCTGTAACTGCTGCTTTCGGCGCGGATAAACCTGTGTTCTCGTTGATCAAGTTTACGCCGAAGGTAAACGGTGGTCCTATAAACTGCATACTGTATAGTGCTGTGTCTGTCCAGATTAAAATTTCTTGACGAGACTTTACAGCTCCAATGATAGCACTGCCAGAAGACAACCTCAAAGAACCAGCTGTGTTAGTGCTTCTTGGCTGAAAGTCTAGTTCATTCTCTTGATCACTAAACGCTATCAACATCGGATCACTCGCTCCACTACGAGAAGTACCGTCAAAAGGATCTGCACCTAAAACTATCAGATGCCTGTCTTTTTCTGAAGTAATTACCTGTAGACCTATCGTAGGAACTTCAACCGCACCAGATGTTGTAGCAAGCTCAACAGCTCTAACAGAAGATCCACTATTTTCTATCCAGCGATAAATACCTCCACCTCTAGGGTTTATAATTAAATTATCACCGAAGTGATCGTGAGTCCACAACCTCAACTGATTACTAGCAGATATAGCAGTAGAACTGCCCCAAGTACCAGCACCCCATGTGCCTGTGCCCCAGCCAGTAGAAGCTACATAGACATCAAGACCAACATTTATCTGGTACGTTCCTACGGTAGAGCTGCCTCCGTTGCCGCTATCACTGGCGTTAGCTGTTACTGTTGTTCCTGATGTGTCTTTTGCTGTAATTTCATATGTGTTTACACCAGTGACTAAAAGTATTTGATACTCTTGATTTAGAACAGTGGCAGTAACATTGCCCCCCAATGAGGCTGCCCCAGAAAATGTTACGAAGTCATTCGTAGCTGCACCGTGGCTTGTATCAGTGACAGTAATCGTGCTACTGCCGTTAGTGGCAGCAAACGTTACATCACCTGCACTGGTCGTAGATCTTATAGGTGTGATATCATCAAAGTTCGTGCCTTGTTTGATGTAGTATTTAACTGTAGTTCCTAGCCCTAAATACTTAGTGCCCTCTAATGAAACATAAGCATGAAGTGCTCTCGCTTTACCGAGATATGTAGAAAGCGTGTCTTTTGTCCAACCACCAAATTTTTCAGGCCGTCCGTCTTTAAAACGAATTAAGTTGGAATCAAACCAACCTCCTTCATTATCGTAGGCTGTCCCCTCTCGGTTTATGCCAGGACGAAAGACGAACTTACTTAGGGTCATGCGAAGTGCTCACCTGTCCTTATCATTTGAGTAACCTCATAAGCTCTTCTGCCTACTTGGCTGCTCCACTTACTGTCCATAAATTCATTAGCAGCTGTTTCATAGTCTTCTTTTGCCATGGCGGCTAGAGCGTTTTTAAAACCTCGTAAACGAGTAGCACCCAAGTTGAATGAAAGATTAATCATTGCTTCCTGCCGGACTTGGTCAAGATCAGCAAACCAGTCATACTCTTCGCTCAACTCTTCTTGTACACGGACTATGTCGTTTCTCAGTAGATAATCTATTTCATCATCAGACAAGCCCATGCCCACGTCTTTTTCTAAACACCTACCTACACCGACCGTGATATAACCTAAGTGATCTTTATACGCATAAGGCTCGACACCTTCATGTCTTCTTAACAGACGTATTATGCTTTCCATTATTTTTCCCTACTCACGTTTTTTACTTTCTCGTAGCTTCTCATAGCACCGAGACCCAACATGCCCATCAAAACAGGCATCATAGTTTCTAGTTCTATTAATGGTACTACGTTTTTAGAACCAGCTAAGTCTAAAATAAAATTAGCCATCGGTATCAATAAAAAATTTGACAACATAGCTAC